CGCCAGACTGAGCGCAGCAGCTTGCGTTGCTTCTTGCTGACCTTGATCACGGCCAGATGATCCTTCGAGGCGTCGCCTTGGCCAATACGGCAGCCGCCTGTCGCGCCGTCACGGCAGCGGCTACCAGCGGCCGGTCCGCCAGCGAACGCGACAGCATGGCTCGGCGCGTGGCCTTACGGCCTTGTGGACCGGAGCCTCCGGTGCCACTGGGGCCGCCTCGCTTGATCCACACGAAGCGGCGATGCTTGTTCATCCCGTCCCGCATGATCTCTAGCCAGTCCGGCTTGGATGCCAGCTTGTTGCCTGCGATCACTCCGCCATGTCCACGCATTACATCAAATCCTCTATGTCGTCTTCTGGTTTCAGTTCTTCGAACCGCTTGCGTTGGTCCTCGATCTCGTTGGGGTGCACCGGAGTAGTGATGCAGTAGAGAAGGAAGTCGGGGTCGTCACGGACAAGCTTGACCAATTCGGCGCAGCGCTCGCGCTCTTCGCCGATATAGCTCGTGATCCAACGATCTTCGTTCTCTGCTCTCATGTGCCTAGCCATTGATCCAGTGCGCCCATACCTGATACGCCTGCACGATGCAGTCGTACACCGGCTCATGCGGCACGCCCGGGATGTCGATCGCGTCACCGATGGGGACGAGGCGCGTCTGCGGCGTCTCGCGAACGAACGTCCGCATGTCACGCGGGGCCTGATAGTGCCAGAGGTCTTTGCCGCCGGTCACCCGGTTGAGTTCTTCGAGGTTGGCGAGATCGAATTGGTTTCCGTTCGCCCACACGCGGGACTTGCCGCGGCAAAATTCGCGGATGAGATCGCAGACCGATACGAGGCTCATCCGTTCGCCGCCATAGTTCAACCAGTGGTCGGATGCCTCGGGCTTCTGATCCTTCCAGAACTTTTGCGTGCTCTGGGACACCTCGCGGCAGAGCGATAGCTGCTCTGCGATGCGCGGGATCAGCAATGAGCGCTTGCCAAACGTCGGGCCGTCAAGCGGCTCGGGATCGAACTCGATCATGCCCACGGACAGGATCAGCGCGTTGTGCCGCGACAGCGACATACTTTCGATATCGATCATCACGTGATCGAAGCTCGGCGCAGGCTCACAATCGTCGGTACCCTTGACGCCGCCCTGCTCAAAAGATTTTACCATGACACACGCTCCAGATTTTGCAGTGGAAAGAGGAATGAGTTCCCCTTCATCGATATGTCGAGCCAGATACAACGCGCGAAATCACCTTCGATGGACTTGACGACCATCTGTTGATTGCAGCCGACCAGCCGCACAACAGAGCCATCTCGGATTTCATCGCGCGTTGCCATTGGCGTCAGCGAACGTCGAAAGTCGGAACGATGACAGACGGGTTGAACGTCACCTTGTAGTGGTAGACGCTGACGTTCGCGCTATCCATCTGCTCGGAAAAATACGTGACGTTGTCGCTGAGGCCCAAGAAGTGCTTCTTGAATTGGGCGTCGCCGATCTTGCACGTGACCTCCAGCTTCTTGTCCTTCGGCTCCTGCGAGCACCGACCTTCGATGGTCAGCAAATAGCCGCCGGTGATGCCGTTGTAGAACACGATACGCCGATTGATCTGGAAATTGTCCGCGGCCTGCGACAGGTTCGATGAGGCGACCTCGGCCTCGGTGCAAGAGGCGAGACTGAGCGCCGCCAAAGCAATCATCGCGATCTTAGAAAGGGATATCATCGTCATCCTCCAGTTGGGACCGCTGATGAAACTCAGCGCGCTTTAGCACTAGGTCGATGCTCTCGGTCCGCATTGATGTTGGCTTGCGATGACCATCGACCTCTTCGACCTTGTATCCATAGAGCAGGGCGGCTGTCAACCATCGATGCGCGATAATTTTATTTCTGATCTCGAAGCCGACCTTGTCCTTAACAGACCAGCCGTATTCGACGGGGCACGGCACGCACTTCGGCGGCCTGATGTCATGGTTGATCTGGTAGCGATAGACATCAGTGTTCTTCGCGTAGAAGAGCATCTTGTCCGCGATCAGCGTCGCGACCTTGCGGTCGTCGTCGTCGGCAGGCGTGACCGTGAGAAGCTTCTCGGCGGGGTTCAATGGCGACCTCCCCGGCCGACATCGCCGCGCTCGCACGATTGCCACGATCCGCAGTCCATCGGCACGACACACTTCGGGCAGGGCATCCACGCATCGACCGTATGGAGCGAGGGGTCACCATCAACGCCGGTTCGCAGAACAACCATCTGCTCGGCGTCGCGCTCGTGAGGCTGGAGCTTGCGCGGGTCGTAGCCCATGCGGATGCAATGGGCGACAAGGCGCAGACCGTGCGCGGCGCGATCCAGCACTCGTGCGTCACGCTCCCATTGAAGCCTGACATACCTCACCGGCTTGAACCAAAGGAAGCGCGTGGTGTACGAGCCCTCGGCGCGCAGCCTCGCCGCGCTGGCCTCATGGATGGTGGCCAGTTGTTCGTTGAGCAGCGCGCAGCGCTCGGTCTCGTCGGCGCGATGCGCTCGCTCCATGGCAAACAGTTCGTCTTCACTGAGGTCAGCCATCAACGCCTCCATGCATAGCCGAGAGGCTGGCCGAGCGCGCCAAGCTCCAGCGGATAGATATCGTCGGTCGGGATGTTGCACCATACCGGCTCGACATCGTCGCGGCTCTGGATCAATCGACACCGCGCCATGTAAATTTTCTGGGACCCGGGGATGTACTTCGTCTGGCATCCGAACTCGACAAGCTCCCACACATTTTTGAGCACGTGGGTCTCGGCCATGCAGCCGCGCATCTCATATTCGATGACGATCTTGCCGAACATCCTCATCTTGTCGATGAACCCGATCTTCACCTGTTGCACTCCCTGTCCTTGCGAAGACACGAGCCAATCGGCAGGAACCAAAAATCGTTGCCGAGCGTGCGATGGCACTCGCACGTGTAGCCGTGGTCGTCGCGCTCTTGTCGGGGCAACATGGTGCGCTGCTCTGTGTCCGGCATGTGCAGAATTTTTCCGTCGCCGAGTTTCACTTCACGCATCGCATCACTCCCGTGACCCACTCAAGGTACCGTGTCGTCCCGACGAGTATCCACGGCAGGATCAAGACGAGGCCAGCCATAACAGCGGACATGATGGCAGTGTAGCGCACCCAAAATTTTACTTCGCCGCGCATCGCAGCCTCCGATCTTCGTCCAATGCAAGCTCCAGCCGTTGCAGCCAATCATCTAGGAAGCGATGATGACGATCCAGCGCACAATCGATGCTGCTGGCCGCGCTGCTTATGGTTTCGGCCGCCGATCGCATCGTGCTGGCCGCGCTGCGAACATCCTCGGCTCCATGGAGATGAATGCTATCCATGATGCCGCCCCCGCTTCAATCTCGCTACCGCTTCATCTTGAGTGAGACCGTGCTTCGTTGCGTATCGCATCAGACTGGCACGCCGCTTGTCGCGTCGGACCTCATATATCACTTTCGCATCCTCCACCGGGATGCCCTTATGGGAAGCGATATGCGATATCTTTGCTTCGATCTTCGCGCGCTTGGCCGCTCGTGCTATCGATGGAGGCGGACCCTCGACCCGGGGCTCCGGGGTCGGCGGATCACAGGGCTCGCCAGTGATGGTGCAAGTTGCGCCGGGGTATCTGATCGCAAGGACCTCGCGACATCTCTCCAGCGCGCTCTCGACAGACAAGTGCTGCATCTTAGTCGAGAACGGGCCTAGCGCCTTCTTGCCCTTCCGGATGTCGTATGTGACAGCGATCCACATTGTCAGTTGTTCCCGTGGCTGACCTCGGCATCGATCACGAACAGCGGCTTGATGCTGATCAGCGTATGCCGTTGAAATTTGCTGCCCCATCGCGCCTGATACAGCGCGCGGGCGAACTCTTCGCTCACCGCGATGATGTGGTAGACGCGCTGCTCGACCACGGTCTCACCGGTCTTGACGACCTCGTTGAACTCGCTCTTGCATACGTCGAGCACCACGCTCGTCGTGATCTCATAGACCTTGCGCCGGTCATGGACCATGCAATTCGTGACCGTGCGACCGCCGCCCTCTGCAATAAAAGTCATGACGTATGCTCCGTCCACCATGTTGCGATCTTGCGCGCCTGCGCCTCGTCCGCGACGATCTCGTCTTGGATCACCGTGCAGCCGATGTTCCACGCATATGCGCGGAAGTCATCATAGAGTTTGCCCGCACGCCAAGCTTGCTGACGTAGCGCCGCGATATCGACGCGCATTGCCAGCGGATGAGGGTCGCGCCATGGCTTCGTCATCGCGCCCTCGCATATTGAAGCTGGCGCGAAAGCGATGGCGTCGGCGTGATCTTGTTACCGACGAGCTTTGCCCTAAGCGCGTCCCTGACAGGCTTGTCGGGGAAGTCCGGGTTGGGCGCATACCATGTGCGCCAGAACCGCTTCGAGCAATACTCTCCATCGCCGTCGCGCACGACGACCTGATGAGCATCGTCGTCGCTCATGCGAACCGGCACACCCTGACCCACAACTCTAAAGCACTTCGCCATCACCTAGTCCTCTGGGTTCGCCGTCGCTCAGCAACAGCAGTTTCTCCGCGTTAGCATCGATCATGATGCCCGTCAACTATTCATCTTTGTCATCGTTAAAGATGCGATCACCGCTGATTGGCTCATAGTCTTCCCGACGGTATTCGCTGTTGCGAGGATGTTGGTTTTGCCGATCCATCTGTCCGCAGCGGTATGCGTTCAATTCTGTAACGTGACGCCAAGCAAAGCGCTTATGCAGCGTCGCGGGATTATCGTAGCCCAGATTATAGATGCTCTGTTCGCCGACTGGCGGTCGCTCGACCTTGTGATGGACAAGGTCGCCGCCCATGATGATCTCGATCTCGCAACCGGGCACCATCGACGCATAAGCCATCACCTGCTCATGGCCTTCGCCGATGTGGTGGTCGCGTACATGGTAGTGACCGGTCATCACGCGCTCGATCTCTTGGTGCACGCGCGTGCCCAACTCCAGCGCGGTCATGTTGCGGACCTCGTAGTCGATGGCGCACATTATCTTGGCCTGCGCGCGTCGCCGCGCTCTGACCTTGCGTGCTCGCTTGCTGTGGGTCTTGCTCATTCGATATCCAGTCCTGAGAAGCGATTGCCCTTGGGCACATCGGATATAGGTGGCTCGGCTAGTGCGCGTCGCACGCGCTCGCTCATGCTCATCAAGCGATCGGCGCGCTGCGCCTCGACCATCATCACCTCTTCGCGTGTGAGCGTGCGTGGCGGAGCGCCACGAGGATCAGGCGCAGCGGGCGGCCGCATCATCGACCTCTGCGGTCTCACCTCGCGATCAATGAACGCGGCGATCAGGTTCGCCTCTTCGCGGGTCAGGTTCATGACGCCCAACGAGTATGGGCAATCGCGGTTGGTCGCCGTGGGCGTGCGATACTCGTGGGTCTCTATCGATGGCATCTTGATCGGCATGTTGCTGGCTCAGGTAAGATCGAGGCCGGAGAACCTATTTCCATATTCTGTCGGTGTCAACACGTTGCCAGTGCGCGCCTGCTCGATCTTGATCACGGCATCGACCAGCGTCGCGACCTCGTCCCGTGTGAGGCCATTGAAGCTCACCGCGAGATTGCGATAACCACCATCAGCGGATCGGCTTTGCCATATGGGCAACTTGATCACGTTGATCTTGATCTCGCCGTCGAGGTCTATCGGCCCGGGGCCGAGCTTGGGCATGCGTGACATTGTTCAATATCCTAGTTGCTGTAGCTCGTCGGCCGTGTGTATCCGCGTGACCTTGACACCGCTGACCCGGCGGCCAACCGTGTGGATCACGAGCTTGGTCTTGAACCGGCGGCCTCGGGTCCGACCAAAGTGATTGACCGCGTTGTGGACGTTGCTCGCATGCCGCTCGGGCGAGGTGTCGGCCGGGACGGATAGGATCACGCTTTCGCCGCGCTCCAGCTTCGCGATCTCGGGGTAGTCTCCGCGGTATTTCATCTCTCAGGCTCCCTGCGAGTTTTTGAGTGAGATGGTGAGTTATCACCTCTTATTTGGCTTTGCAAGCCATTTTCACGTCGAAAACCGATACCCGTGCACGCTTGTCGTAGGCGGGTGCATGGGGGTCGAAAACAGGGTTGCGCGAGGCTGTTCTCGCCGCGGATAAGTGGTGAGACCCAGAGGGCCGCAATTAACCTAAACCGGGTTTAACCTACTGACGGATCAGCGGTATCGGCTCGGCCGGAGGGCTAGTTGCACGCTTCTCACCTTATTCGATTTCTCAACCCCCTACTCACCGCTCTGCTGAACTCTTACCGTTGATAACACTACAATTTCTCAGCTTCTCAGGTCTTTAGTATATTCTAGGTTAAAGGTTGTTATTATATGGAGTGTGGAATTGACCTGAGAAGGCTAGAAGAGGTCTCTTTTTGTGGCCTATGGCTGACCTCGTCCCCTACCTAGCAAGGGCACTAATTTAGAGTTATGATTAATGCCCTCTAGGGGCGCGCGTTAACCTTAACTATTAATCTTAATGCCCGCGACCCGCCCAGCCCCTATTAACCTTAATTATTAAGGTTAATGGCGGGCTAAGTACCTGATTTCATTAACCTTAATCATTAAGGTTAATGGCCCAGACCCCCTATTGGTGCATACCTCGCGTACCGCACACAGGCTAAGTGTTTGATATCGTTTCACTATTACCCTTTTGTTCCATAATACACGTTATGCGTTATGTGATGTCCATACGCAACCTATACGTTAACCTTAATAGTTAAGGTTAATGCCAGCTAGGCGCTGGCGCAGGCCTTGACCCCCTCGAAAGGTTGGTGCTACCGTGGCCCCGCAGAGATACGGGGTAGGACCCCATTTTTGTTGCAGTGCGCCATATGCTATGTCCCCTAGCTCATACACTCCGTTTGCGATTTGAGTGAAATTTAGAAAAAATAAAAATATGGGGTTAGGAAAAATTAACCACGCCGATCGGATTTAGAAAAAGACCTTGTCCGTGACGAGGTCATGCGGTAGGCTACTTCATAGGGGCATCCCGCCCCGGAGAACCGTAGGTGAAAACCAGTATCGCGATCAAGACCAAGCAGGCGCGAGCCGAGGCCGCCTTCAAGAGGGCCAACCCCGGATGGACCGTGCTGCAACCGTGGACCGCACCGCTCGCGCCGCAGTTCAATAAGGCCGAGCCAATGCTCGCAGGGAAGTTCGATGCAGTCGGGCCACTCGGCAACCGGCGCAACGTATGGGCGACAGTTTATGAGGATGGCATTCGCATCTTCTAATGGAAAACGACCCCGGGCCTTCGCGCTCGGGGTTGACACCATCGTAATTTTGAATTAGGAAAAAGTCCGACGCTGTCCCGTATGAGGTGACCCACACATGCCCCCGTCCCCGATCCAGCATTTGGCCAGAGCCCTTGGCACGGACGCGGCCGTCCGCGTCCTCGACGAGGTGCACGCGCAGCACGAAGACCTCGGGCTCGACACGGCGATCATGGCGCGCGATCGTATGCAACTGACGAAGCGGCTCGACCATCGCGACCTCAAGACGACCCACGTCGTTGTCGGCGATCACACCGCTGAGCCGAAGGCCAGCGGCCCGGAGCGCCGAGCCGTGCACAGCTACCGCGACAAGATCACCGGCCTCATGTGTCACACGGATGCAGATGGCTACCAGCGCGTGGACCCCAGCCCATGAATGATCGACAAGAGAAGATGATGCTTGAGAACGACATCGCGATGATGTTCGCGCTGCTCAGTCTCGATTGCACCATACGCGAGCGCGGGCACATCGCCGAGCGGATCGCGATCAGCGCGCAGCGGGTCGAAGAGATCAGCGCGCGGGAACGTAGCGACAAACGTGACGGAGCCATGTGATGCCTGCCTACCATGTCGAGATCGAGCACCGCGATACTGATCAGGTGTTCTCCTACCACCATGGCGACGCCATGCTGCACTTCAACGCGAGCCTGCTCGCGCGGCTGCACAAGTCGATGCCCGGTGAGTTTCGCCGGATCACCATGGACCTCAGCGAGGACGAGTACACGCTGTGCATGGCGCATCGCGGGATCGAAGAGGCACGGGTCACGGCCCTGTCCCCGACGACGTTGCGCGACCCCGGCTATGGCGTGCTCTTTGACAATGGCTTGTTCACCATCGTCGATGGACACCATCGCCTCGTGCGACGGTACCGCGGCGGCGTCCGCGTGATGGACTTCTGGGTCACGCACCGCGATGTCTGGCAGCACTGTCTCGTGCAGTACAGCGCCGAAGGCGAAGCACTCTTGGCCGCGGGCATGCCGCCGAAGGCTGAGGACCCGGTGTCGATCGCGTCGCGCATCACTCTGCATCCGAAGGACCGCAAATGAGTTGCCCGCCCGACGCAAAGCACTATGCCCTTCGTCAGCAGCTTCGTGCTGTTGCGGGCAGCGCTCCGGCCGCGATCGGCACGAGCATGGTCGGAGTGCTGGCGACGGACCTGATCCCTCTGCTCGACTACATCGACGAGCTCGAAGAGGCGCAGGACGCCGCGTGGGAAGCGTCTCAGGGGGAAGACATATGAGCCATCGCGAGAACAGCCTGATGCCGTGGATCACCGACGCCTCAGTACGCGAGGCGAAGCACGCGGACTGTGTCAAGCGCACCGGGCACCACTGCATCATCCTGTCGCCGTACCTCTATCGCGCAGCCGAAGAGGCGGGCCTCGATATGCGCGACTACGTCATGGCGTTCCTGATGCCGACGCACGGCGAGGTCCTGACCATCGATCACCCGATGCCCACGAGCGCGCAGATGCGCGACGCTGTCCGGGACAAGCTCGCGAAGGGCGAGCCGCTCGGCGCGTCGCACGTTCCGGAGATCAAGCCCGGCGTCTATGCGAACGGCTCATCAATCGAGTGCAGCCCGTTCGCGCCGAGCACCAAGGCACGATGGATGGGCTGCCCGCCCGCGCGCAAACACATCACGGAAAGGACGTGTCATGGCAAAGAAGTCGCATGCCTCCCCGGGCTCAACGGGCACTGCACGGCGTGCTTCGACGACGACTAAGAGGACGACCATCTCTATCGCGAGTTCGGTATGTGCGATGTCCATTGGGCTCATCGTCATCCTCGTGACGCCGGACGCGCTCACGGGCTTCATCATCGCAAGCGCGGGGCTCTTCACGCTCGCCGTTTGCATTTTACGAAAGGGCTGACCCATGAGAAGCGGACGACCGATCAACGAAGACCGCCAGAACGCAATCGCGCTCGGGCTCCGCGAATACACCGGTACGCGACACGCGCGGTGCGGCACAAACCAGCGGTATGTCGCGGGCGGCGGTTGCGCACATTGCGCGCGGCTCATCTCGGCCGAGCAGCGGGCGGCGCTAAACTATTTGAAGCGGCAGACGACCCTCGTGCTCGACGATATCAGCGAAGAGAATATTCGCGCCGCGTTTCCTCTTGACAGCACCGAAGAGGATGGCTTAGAAGCTGACGACGCGGCGGCTCGCGAAGAGGCGGCCATCGACGAATTAATGTAGACGGGCGAACGCCCAATCGACCTAATGTGAGATCGGCATGGGCCGATCGCTGCCATGGAGCAAATCACGTGACCAACTACCACGAGCACGCAAATTTCGAACATGACCATGACGGTCATCTGCTCCCGCGGCCGGTCCGGCTCTCTGACGGGACGGATATCTCGCGCATGACCATGGACGAGATCGCCGTCCGTCAGCGCAAGCTCTCACCAAAATTCCCTGACATTGCGACGGTGGAGTTGCGTCGTCAGCAGATGCACGAGACCATCGCAGCGCGGGCTCATCTCGTGCTCGCCGTCTGTGTCGGCCCGCTGCTCGGCATGTTCTATGACTTGGTCTCCGGGCTCGTCGTCACCGGGTTCGGCTCGGTCGGCTTCATCACCACGTGCATCGTCGCGGGCAACCGCGCGCACGTTCGCGCAGGAGGGTCCCATGGACGCCCGGGAGCCTAAGACACCACTCGACAGCGCCATTGACAACGATGAGAAAGTCTGGCGAGACGAGCGCCACCGTCGCCGCCTCGTGCTGATGCGCGCAGAGGGCGACATCAATCGTATGGAGACGCGCGTGCATGTCCTCTGGGGCATTGTGCTTGTGCTCGGCGTTGTCGCGCTGATCCTATCGGCTCTGTGAGGGACGAGATGCCACGCTGCGATATTTGCTACGACAGTAAGCGCGTGCGTCTGCCGACGCATCGGGAGCTTGGCGTCGTTGAACCCAACAACGACGTGCCGGATGTCATGGACGCGGGATACAAAGAGTTCGATTGTCCGCAGTGCGTGCCGATGGTCCCCTATCGTCGCGTGCGAGCGATGAAGGTGACGACCGGGTATCCGGCAGAGGTCTTTGCCAACATGCAAGTGCCGATCGAGCGCGGGCTCGCGGCGCGGTTCGGTGAGTACCTGATGCGCGAGGGCCTGATAAAATTCTCGACCAGCGGCTCGACGGACAATGGCGGCTATGACAAAAAGATCACCGTGACCGCGCACCTCGGCGTCGTCTCGCGCGCTGGCACGATCAAGAGCGGGGCTATCGAAGAGGTCGCCATGACCGCGCGCCCGCCGCTGCCCGAGCGCATCCGCAAGGGTGCCCGGGCATCGCCGAGCGCCGTGCGGTGGACGCCACCGACATTGAAGGATGCGCCCGTTGATCCCGCGGTCATGGACGAGTTCGATGAGCCGAAGGATGCCATCGGGTCCCGCTTCTCTGGACTGGACATCGGATGACGATCGACTATGGTAAGGTCTCGGCCTTCTACTCCTACATCAGGGTGAGGAAGGTGCTCGCGCACAATGAAAGCTTCAAGCGGCCGGGCCAAGCAATCTTCATTCGCTATGGTCGGGAGCGCGTCGCTGCGCTCGAAAAAGAGTTTCCCGACTTCCGGGCAGAGTTCACCAAGTGCGGGTACGACAAGCCATGAAGACCGCCTATGATCACCACGCGGCGGAGGTCGCAGCGATCTATGCAGGCAGGCCGTTCTCGCGACTGCCGCGCATCGACGTGCACAACTGGGTCCACGGCATGATAAGGCTGCTGTCATCGTGAGCCACGTCTACGAAAAAGCCGCGCTGCACATTCTGGATTGGCTCCATCATGCGGAGCGCGATCTCTTGGGCAAGGGCGTCATCACGTTCAACGGCGAGACCGGGACCGTGAAGGCGATCAAGCTTGACGAGCATCACGGATTGTGCTTCACAATCGACACCAATTCGTATCAAACCCAAGAGCGGCGGTTCTATCCAGTCTCGACCATCAAGCAGAAAGAAAGCTGATCATGACCTCGTGGCAATATGCTGCTATCCCGTTCTGGGTATCCGGTTTCATAATCGCCTTCGTCGCGATCTCAGTCGGGCTAGGTGTGGGAAAGAAACCCGGCGAGACGGCCGCTGACCTTTTGGGCCAGTCCGGCACGGGCTTAGTGATGGCCCTCCCCCTCCTGATCCTCGCAGCGTGGTTGGCTCATGCCCCAGTATGTTAACGACGCGCGGCTCGACCGCATGAACGCGCTGTATGTCATCGAATACGACCGATGGTGCTCGCGGTACAACGAACTAGCGCTCAAGGGGCGCGGCCGATGGGAGCTTGTCCGCAACTCATCGCCGAACAATGACATCAACGCCGATGAGTATTTTGAGATCACCGGCTTCACCAGACGCGAGTGCCGCGACAGGCACGACGCCGAGATGTGGCTAGAGACATTCGCACGACGCGCCGCGATGCGCGCCGCACTGGAGACGCTATGATCATCAAGCGCAATCGCCCAGAGCAGGGCATCCGCTTCGCGTGGCTGCCCGTATGGACCGGCGAGGGCAGGGTATGGTTTGAGTATGTCCACTTCAACTGGGTCGAAGGCTGGGGCTGGGGCTCTGACGGCCACTACGAATATAAGCGCTGGGTCCCGGAAGCTCGTTACGGACAGGGCGAGCGAACGCAGTCGAAGTTCACGACGCCGCCGGTCCGGCTCTCGTTTCCGTACCTCATTGCGCCGAAGGGCGACATAGTTGAGACGGACGCGCAGGGTCGCGAATTTTTCGGGCAGGATGCGTATCACTACGCGACGCCGCCGGACCATTCGAAGTGCGGCAAGCTCCGCGCCGATGGCCCGACACCCTGTCATTATCCGCACTGCACGTGCATGAACGTCGGGGGCTCGAAGTGCCCGGAGTGATCGTTCACATGGTCGGCGACGAGATCGCCGAGGGCGAGATCGCCTCGCTGCGAACCCGATGTGGACGGACCATTGATCATCCGGTTGTCACGGCCGGTCCCGCGCGCTACGATCTCGTCGCCCGCAATGGCAATCGGTTTTACTGCACGACGCAAGATGACCTCGCGACGTGCATCAAGTGCATGAACCTCATCACGACTGGAACGAGATATGCTAAATCGATCTATGCTAAATCGAGAGACACGATCCCTGACCCGCAAGTGGGTCGAGACGCAACGAGCCATCGAACGAGCAGGCCCGCCAACGCCCAGAAGCGAGCCGTGGCGAGCGCCAGTGCCGCCCCTGCCAGAACAGCCCGGCCGCACGCCCGTCCCGTCCCGTGAGGCTGGCTGGCGCGTGGCATGGCGGGAATTTCACGACACTCATTGCGCCAGTTGGACCCCGCGTGGCACCACGCTCATCAAGGCCGGGTTCATGGCTGGTTGGGCCGCGTGCAACCGTTCCCGCATAGATGGAGCTTGGCGATGACGTTTGAACATGCTATTGGCATCCTGTTCGCCCTCGTGGTTCTCGGGGGCCTGTACGGGTTCTGGAGACTGCGATGAATATCGACCATGCTGTCTGGCGGCTCCGCGCGCTCATCGGCTTCGTCGCGCTCGACCTCGTCGTCTGGGGGCTCGTGCACTCGTGCTGATCATCGCAACGATATGCTTTGCGCCCTTCGCGATCATGGGTACCCTGATCGTAGTGGTCGGCGTGTGGGGAGTTTATACGGGGCATCTCGAATGGATTTGAACAGCGCAATTCAGATCGCGGAGGCGGGCAAGTCTGTCCGTGACGACGCGACGATGACGCCCGGCTGGAGCGTCCGCTACATCAAGGCCGAGAAGCTTCTGTACTATTTCAATCCAAAGGGCGAGCGCGCTCACAAGGTCCGCTTTAGCGACGCTCATCGTGCCTCCTACCAATGGCGGACTATCACCGAAAAGGAAAATGAAGATGACGCCCTTTGATATTATGGGATGGGTTTTCGCTGCCGTGATGGCAACGATCCTCATCCGCCTCGTGATCGGTCACAAGCGGCCCGCCCCTGTCACGGACGAGGTCGAGACCACGCGCGCGGACGCTACCGCGATCGGCTCTCAGAACTATCGCGAGATCGCAGGAGGCTCGCGCGCCAACATGACCTTCGAGAAGATCAACAACTTGCCGCGCGCTGTCGGCAAGAGCCCAGCGCTGAGCGCGCCATACGGCGGCCAGCGCAAGCCGCTCGTCGTCTTGACCCATAGCATGATCGAACGGGCCAATGTCGAGCGTCGCCGCCGCGGATACCCGGCGCTCAATCGCGCGGGCATCCAGAACGCCATCGCGCATCCGTGGGACCGCGCCAATCGATCGCAGCCGACCACGAGCAGCCAATGGTTGACGTACCTCATCTTGTACGAAGTATTTCTTACCAACCATCAGCAGGCGCACTGCTCTGGGACCGGCGGCTTCACCATCGATCCTAACCAGCCATACAATGGACAAGGCGGCGAGTTCGCTGGGGCTGGAGCATCCGGCAACTGGGAAAGCTCCCCGGTAACGACGGAGATCGCCGCGGGCATCGCCGTGGGCGCAAGCGCAGGCTATCTAGCATCGGGCCTCAACGACGGTCCCGGGCCATCTTTCGGCGGGGATAGCACGTACAAGAACGACGGCGGATCAGTGTCGTCGGCTCCGGACCCGAGCCCGAGCTCGGCTCCAGACCCGAGCCCGAGCTACTCGGCACCGTCGAGCGATAGCGGGCCGTCCGGCGGCGGCGGCGGCGGCGGCGGCGACGGCTCATGAAATGCCTTGACGCGAGCGAACGAAAAGATTTGCTTGACCTCATAGTTGAGGCTCGGCTAATAGACCTCGTGTACGCTCGCGTCGAGGACGGCTCCATCTATCTCACCATCCAACGAAGGAAAAATGACCATGGCAACATCAGCCGAACAACTGATACTGCGCGGATTGAACCTCGTGATCCGAGCGAGCTTTTCGCCGAATGACGCGGTCGCGTCCGCGAAGCACTTCAAGAGCATCCAAGACGACATCGGGCCGTGGTTCACCGACTACGCCGAAGAGATCGAAAAGCCCGCCATCGACTTCACCATCACGCGGCTCGACGAGCCCAGCGATGGCGGCGGGTATCAGAGCGCGCAGTAAATCCCCGCCCCCAACCAAAACCCTCAACTGGAGACCCAGCCCAATGGCTAAGACACGTCGCACCAAGCAGAACCGGTCGCCCGGCCGCGCATACCGCAACGCGAAGACCTACATCGTCGAGCAGGGCGACAAGGTCACGACCATCGGCATCCGGGGCCGCACCAAGGTCAAGCGCGTCACGGATGAGGCCGGGAAGCGTCTGACCTCGATCCGTGTGGTCGAGGAAGCCGTACAGACGCCCGCCAAGGGGGTCGGCGATCTCAAGCCCAAGGGCGTCTTCGTCGGCCGCGTCTACACAGGCGTGGCGCGCAGCAAGCCCTACCCCTATCGCAGCGTGAAGCGAGGGGCGGTCCCGGTTCCCCAGTCGAAGGGGCTGCTGGCGCGGGCGCGCAGGGCCGTCAAGCGCGTGGTCGTCGGAGAGGTCGCATGATCCCCGACTGGGTTTATCTGCTCGCGGGTTTCGCCGGGATAGCAGCACTCATCGCGCTAGGATGTGGCCAGTGAAACGGACCCAGTTCCAAGTCCTGCGGTCCATAGACTGCCTCGCCTCCGACCTGACGCTGTCGGGGCTACACGGCTACGCCCGGCGTCTCCGCCGGGCGCGAACCGAGATCGCAAATTTCGGAAAAATAGACCCGCGAAAAATCCAGCAATCAGCGGGGAAGTTCAGCCGGGCTGAGCGTGCTATTCTCCGGACCATCATGGAATAGCCCGACCCACGCCTCGCCCAACTGTTGCGAGGCGACCTTCCTTCGAACTCGATCGGTCGCCTCACGCTGGAGCCTAGCAAGCTCCAGCGTGATCTCGTCTTGAAGGCTACCCATTTTTGTAGCAGTTCACTTGACCGCCCACGCTCGCGCAATAGTAGGCGATGCAGTCGGCCTCGGGGTGCTGCTCGATCAGCTTGTTGAAATGCTTGTCGGCATAGGGACGATTGAAGTAGTGGTCTTGCGTGAAGTGCGCCTCGGGCGTGATCACGAGAAAGGTGAAACGTTCGGCCATCACTTTGCTCCAGTCTTAGAGTTGACGATGCCAACGCTGGCACCGTACAGGAAAACGGCGATCGGGGCCGGGGATTGCGCGCAGCACGCTTCGAAGTGCTTCTCCGCGGCCTCGCGTTTGCAGTAGAGCGTCTCGATTGCGAAGCTCTCATCGGTCAGTGTGATCAACGTGAACACGGAACCCCCTTTCAGAAGTTGGCGCTGTCATCGAACGCGAACTCACGCACGGGTTGGGTCTCGTCTCCCTCGGCGAAGAAGACGACATCACCCGGGGCGACCTCGTCCCGGGCTCGGCGATCCCAAAAGCGGTGGACGAAGTCCGGCTTGCCGAACGTCTTCACCGCAGTCAGGTAGCGATCATCTTTGAAGCCCACGAAGTGATAGCAGCCGCGCTCTTCGTATCGCGTGCCCATCACCGAGTTGTTCCAAGCCTGTCGGGTCATCACGACCGCACCATCGGCGCGGACCTCGATCACCCCATCAGCTATTAACTTTTCCATTGTAGCGTTCCTCGATCGTCTCGCAGGCGGCCTTGCACCTCGTCAGGGTTCTCCCCCCCCCCCACGTGATGCTGTGGCCTCCGTGGATGTAGCCCTCCGTCGCGTCGCGAGCGGTGTATCCGAACGTCCCGCCATAGTCGCTGGCCCAGACGATGTGATACGTCCGATCGGCAGACTTCGCCGTGTACTCATAGATCGGCTTGCCAAAGTGCTCGCCGTCGCGCTCGCGTGTCCATGTCAACATAGTCATTTCTCGCCTGTCCCTCCCGTCATGAAAACGTATTCGATTGCGTAGGCCAGATAGCCCGGAACGTTCTCTTGCTTGAGCTTGCGGTTGATCTCGGGCATGCCCGGGATGATGACCTCGGCGAGTATGCGCGTGTGAAAGTTCGCGCGATCAGTCCGCCAAATCTTGACAGCAGTGCTAATCTGCTCAGGCGTCAGGAACTCGCGGAGACTGGTCATGGTCATGAGCCCTCCAGTGGTGTCACGTAGTAAATCTCTCGGGCCACGAGCCGGGGCTTCCCGGCCACACTCAAGACCCGCGTGTCTAGCTCGCGGACGATCCGAACAAGCCCCCTCGCCTCTTGACGCCGGGCCTTGGCCTTCTCCGCGGAAGTCGTTGCTATCGTTTCCATGGAGAGACCATACCGGACAGGGCCGGGAGTGCAAGAAGGAACCCGGCCTATGGTTTACAAACCCTAAAGACTGTTGCAGGATGGCTGTTAGGGAGGTGTTAACCATTGCCAACGGTTTGCCTTGTGCCCCCGTCAGGGACAGGCTACATCAGGGCATCAGCAACGAAGGACTACCCGATGTCACAGTTTCGCGTCTACTTCTACAACGCCGTGACCCGTCAGGAGATGACGGACTACGAGGGCAACGGCAAAACGTGGATGTCGCTCGGCGGCAACGCCCTGAATGCCAAGGGCCAGTTCGTGCGCGGCACTGCCACCGAAGTCGGCTTCGCGAACTACGCGAGCCTCTCGAAGGTGAGCGGCGAGAAGCGCGTCACGGCGGCGGACTTCGATCATCCGGTCGCGGTCAAGGTTTGGTATGGCCCCTCGCGTGAGGACAACGAGAGCGTCGAATGGCGCAAGCTCGTCGCCTCGAATGCGTTCGCCACTTCGGACGCGGTCCACGTGTTCAAGCCGGGGAGCCGCGACGCGAAGGCCGCCGAGGCCGAGTATGCACCCAAGAAGGCGTTAAGGAAGCGTTAACCACCGCCAGCGGATTGGCTTGCGGCCCCGTCAGGGACGGGCTACATCAGGGTATCAGCAACGAGGCGACCCAATGACCAATGAAAAAGAGCTTCCCTACACCGTCGATCTCACGGAGCTTCGCCTCGCCGACATTGTCGAGCTTTTCGATGGCCCCTTCGGGACCGCCGTCGTGACGCAAATCACAGCGGACGAAGTGATCCTCCACCGCCCCTTTGGCGTGACTGGCGATTTCAGTTACACGGGCGGCGTCCCCTACTCGGTCGGCAACGAGGTTTGCAAATACCTTCTTGCCAGCACCAAGGGTCACTACAAGTTCAAAGTCTGGCAGAGGAAGGACCTCCGCTGATGGTAGGCCGCCCGCGCATATACAAAACGGATGAAGAGCGCTTGGCCGCGAAGAAGGCGGCCAAGCAGAAGTTCAAGAACGTCACCCTAGACGCTGACCTCGTGGACGCGCTCAACCTCGTCTCCGACAAGCTGGAGCCCGAACTCGGGTTTCGGCCGACGCTATCTCAAACCGTTCGCCACCTCATCAAGAAAGACCACCGATGACCAACATTTTTGATCAGCTTGCACGATGCAAGCCTGTCAACAAGCAGGCGGGGATCGTCACGAGCGGCGCGACGAAGGCCCCTGTCTGGAATGATGACGTGATCAAGTACAACGCGGAGAAGCTTCGCCTGCAACAGCAAGAGGCGTTCAACCGGGTTGCGAACACCTACGTCAAAGAACTCGCCCGCGCATCCCATGGCAACTACTACGCCAAGGACTTCGTCGGGTTCGCGCGAAAGAAGATCAGAAAGGGTGAGTGGACCCCCGGCATCGACGCGCACGCGCCGAAGAAGTGGGTCGGCTTGAACCCCAAGAAGGCTAGGGCCGTGGCCACAAGCCCGGGTCCGGGTCGGATCAACAAGAAGGCCAGACGCGAAGCCCGCGTTATGGCTGCGATGAGTGTAACCTGTCCGGGGCTCGCCGAGCAATGGACCAACGCGGAGACTATGACATGCGACGCCTGATCCTCGCGGCTCTCGCCGCAACCGCCCTGCTCGCCACTCCGGCCAGCGCGCGGGACTACTGGAATGGTTCGGGCTTCTCGCTCGACCATAACTTCCACTCGCCCTATGACAACCTGTTCCGGTCCTATGGCGGCGTCGGCGGCCGGGGCTACTCCGGTCCGTCACACGGTGGCACTATCAACGTGCCGAGCGGATACTTCGAGACCGACCGACCCGGTGTCGAGGTTCCGGAGCTTCAATCGGAGCGCGCTGCTCGTGAGGACAACGAGCGCGCAATCGCGAAGGCCCGAGCCGGTCAACTCGAATGTCGGCCCGTGGTCATCTATGGCGACACGGTCGTCGTGCATCGCGCGCTGGGATGTCGGTGATGATCAAGATCACAACCGACCTCGTCGTTGACGCTGCGCGCATCACACAGAAAATCTATGAAGCGAACGCCATCAAGTTGGCGTCGCACAACCACATGGACAGCGCTCTCGTCGAGATCAAACGCGCCGTGGTCATGATGTCGCTTGCCAACGACGATGATCTGTGCGAGATGCTCGCCGGGCGTATCCACCAACTAGGACACGGAACATGAGCCTCTGGATGAAACCGAAATATTTCGGCGACGCTGTTCGTGGCAAGCTACTCAAGCGCGGTACCGGGCGCGGTACCGAGCTTGGCGGCATCCGGATCGAGCAGTACGAGGCCATCGTGCGCGTCGCGGCGTTCCTTCCGAGGCTGACCAAGGAACGGCACTTCCTGCACGCCGAACCGGCCGACGAGTTATTTGATAAGTGGCTCGGCGAGGCCTACGAGGCGGGCTGGCAAAACGTGCTGGAAGATACGCCCGGCGACGAGTTGACCATCGACTGGAGCACAGGAGGGCGCGGGTGATGGCTGATCTTCTGAAAGCGGGCGCACGCAAACCGCGCATCCTCAAGGGCGTATGCTACACCGGCAACAACTACGACAGCAACGAAGCGCACGAGCCCGGCGTCATGCCCGGGATGTGCTACGAATTGACCGTGGACGGCAGCGACGCCCGCTACACGGCACGCCTGACCGAGGTCGAGATGCTACACACAATTCAGGAATGGTTGACAAAGTTCAACGCGCATCAGGCGCATCAGCGGAGGAAAAATGTCGAACGCAAATCTTGAAGAGACGATCCGCGATCTCGCGGCGCGTGGCGAGCTAAGTCACATATCGTTGTCGCCGTCGCAAAACGGAAAGCTCTGGCGCGCATCGTTCACAATGTGCTCGAAGTTCGGCGTCAGTTTCGGCGAGGACGAGGACCCGATCAAAGCCTTGATGCTCGCATGCACGACGGCGAAGATGGCGCCGAGGCACGTCGGGAAGCACTCGCCGATCATCGATCACAACCCGCACGAGGTCAGCGCTCCCCCGGTGACCGAGGATGTCGAAGACCTGATGTAGGATGCTAGTTGTTCGGATGTCGCGTCTGGGGTATTCTCTGCCCCAGATTTGACATCCGGGAGGCCGATCATGGCCAAGCTCACTGCCAAGAAGCGCGACGCGCTGCCCAAGGGGAAGTTCGCGCTCCCCGGCAAGATGGGCAAGCCCGGGAAATACCCGGTCGAAGACAAGGCCCACGCGGCCGACGCGAAGGGCCGTGCGACCCAGATGGTCGCCAAGGGCAAGCTATCCCCCGCGCAGGCGTCGAAGATCAAGCACAAGGCCGACGCTGTCCTCGGGAAACACGATTGCTCTTACCACAACGCCTGACCGCACAAGCTCAAAGGATTAGATCGATGAAAGACCCATTGGGACACGGCAGCAATGCCGGAGCGCACGCCGCGGGCACCGTAAGCACGCCGAAGCTACAGCGTCGCCACTTCGAGGCGATTGCCGCGGACTTGAAGGCCAAGAACGCCTCGCCGGACGAAGTCAAGGCGATGGCCGACAAGCTCGCCACGACCAATCCCGGCTTCCGGCGCGATTTCTTCGTTGCTGCTGCGACCGGCGGCGATTATCGTTTCAAAGGACCGGGCAAAAATTCGGCAGCCGTGCAGAAGAAAGTGTCCAAATTGACCCCGGTGCAGTCAGAGAACGCGCCGTTCCATTCGCGGCTCGGCAAAGCAGCGGGGCACTCGTACCTTGATCCCCACGATCCGAGGGCAAAACGATGAAGGACGCGCTCGGACATGGAAGCAATGCGACCGGCGCTGCCGCGCTCGCCAGCGGGCCGAAGTCAGCGCCCGTACCCGTTCACTCGGCGATGGCCAACGTCATCCCGGACAAGGCGTGGCGGCTGACGATGCCGCTTTCGAACTACACCGGACAGGTTCAAGACATGCTCGGCATGTGGGCCGGTACTCAGACCCCAACGAAGCTAACCGCCGCTGAGACCAAGCAAGTCAGCGACGCATACGAGAGTGGCTTTCGGGACTGGCGAACCTTGGCGGGCAACCTACATTCACAGCGCCACGCCTCCGGGGCACCCCACTGAGATGAAGGGTACCCAAGATGGCCCGCAAGAAAAAGACGGCGAAAGAAATCAGTGACGAAGTCGCGGCGGATGCACTACGCGGAGGCGGCCAGTCTGGCCCGATGCCTACGCATCCTGCAATGGCGACGACCGATCCCGACGCCGACGCAACCGATGCCGCTCAAGACGACGGCGACTTTGACGAGGATAGAACCCAATGAAGGACGCAAAAGGCCACGGTAGCAACACGGGCACGCAAGGCATGCGGCTCGTGAAGACGCATGTGCTTGGTCCGCACTCGGCGAAGGTCTACAACAACCCGGAGTGGGGCGAGAAGGTCGTCAAGACTTTCCGCGACGGCGTCTATCAGCCGAAGAACGATTATCACACTGACGACCTCGCCGACGCGCACGGCACCGCGATGTCGCAATTGAACCGCTGGAGCGATCAGGGTGCCAAGGCATCCCTTGCGAGCGGCCCGAAGTCGGCCCCGGCCCCTGTCCATGACAGTATGGCTGGCGGACACGGAAGTGACTGGAGCACCGGCCCAGCAAGGCAGTCGCAGCCGCAGCCGCAGGATGCATGGAGCAAAACCCCGGGCGGCGACCGATAAGTGGCGCAGAGATTTCCAAAGCACTCGCACACGACCGGCGTCTCGATCTTGGTGCCACATTCGAAATTTACTCCAACGCCGACGATGTCGCCGTTGGAGATCGCGTTTCATAAAGGCCGCGAGGCGAAGCGTCTCGGGCGACCGGCGGATAATCCGCACAGCGAGTTTCTTTTGCCCAACGATGGGGCGCTCGCATCGGAGTGGGACAGAGGATACAATTTATGAAAGACCCATTAGGACACGGCAGCAATGGCAAGGGCGCGTTCGGCCCGGCCAAGCATCAGTTCAAGGTCGAGAAGCACATCGCTTTTCACGGCTTGACCGCCGCGGGCCAGAAGGTCACCACCACTGGCAACGTCTGGCAGAAGGTCGGCGCGAGCGGGCGCCGCGCTGTCGCGGAGAAGCTCGCGCTCTTCGAACGCATGGACAACAAAAACTCACGTGTGAGGATCAAATAAATGAACACCGCCGTTATCCCATCGGTCATCGCTCTCGCCGTCGTCGCGGCTCTTTCGTATCTTCACACATCCCCTGTTGCTGAGGCCCCTGTCCCGGAGCCCGCGGTCGTGATCCCCGCGCCGCCGACGCTGCCGACGAAGCCGACGATGCCGCCGGAGCCATTCGCGTATGCGGGGGCTGTTCTCCCGGCCTACGTCCCGACACCCAAACCTCATCCGCGACATCGGCACGCGAAAGTGTGGACGAAATGAAGGATGCACTCGGTCACGGCAGCAACGCGCACAACGCGGGCATCGCGAGCCTCGGCAAGAAGCTTGCGGTCTCGTCGAAGGTCATCAAGGTCGTCAAGAAAAATCCTTACGGCTTCTCGGTAAAACCACAGACCGGCGTGCAGCCCAAAGACGGCTATATGGTTTCACTGCCCGGACACTCGTTGATCCTCGATCCCAGCCATGTCACGCCCGACACGGTTTCGAGGTACGCGCAGACGTATGCGGACAAGTTCGCGGACCCGAAGGCGCATATCGGCGGATGGACAGACGGCAACACCGGCCTCACGCATCTTGACGTGTCGCACAACATCATGAGCAGGAGCGCAGCGGTCAAAGCCGGACGCGCAAATAACCAGATCAAAATCTGGGACGTGAAGCGCAAACGCGAGATCGACACTGGAGGGACCGGCGATGTTCACTAAAGGGGGACCAACTGATGAAGACGCCGCAAAAACGTTGGCGAACGGCCATCCTAAAAGCCAGCCTCCGACCATTCATCAAAGCAGTGAAGTCCTACAAGGCAGTCCGGGCTCGGGCGAGGCTCCGGGCGCAGACGGACCGCCTACGACGGGCGCGGTATTAGGCCTCGGTTAGCCCCAATGAGGATGCTAGTTGTTTGACGCCGTCAAGCCCTGTAAGCTTGGCGGCGAAATCACATCTGTGCGCGAGGGCTATATCATGGTTGCAACTCATCTCGGCATGTCCGATCAGACTTCGACCAACATCGCCCGCGATGGCGCGCCGAAGAAGACCCAGACGAACTTCCCGGTCAAGGAAGGCATGAAAAATCAGGTCACGGCCCTGAGCGGCGTCAGCCCGGCGAACCCGGGCGTCGGCCCCGACGCGGACCCGGCGAACCCGCTGAGCCCGTCTGCGAAGCTCAAGAAATTCCCCGATGCCCCCACCGCGTGGGGCATGAAGGATGCGCATGGCCAGTCGGCCAACGGCGACATCGGTCACAAGGTGCTCGCGGAGGCCGCGAACCTCGGGCGGTAAAAATGCTGATCATCAAGGTCATCAACCTCTGCTTTTTGGCCTTGATCTTCGCGATGCCAATTATGTATCCCAACGTTGAGGTGCGGGAGTATCCCAACGGACCCAAACTTCCACGAGAGGGAGATGAAGATGGTCGATGAAGTATTTGTCGCCTCGCGCGAGAAGGCCGAGAATGCATACGGCCAGAACGGTTATCAGGGACCGTCGAGCGACCTTCCCGGACAGAGCACGCGGATGGCCCGCGACTTCGGTCTCGCGGCCGATCCGACTGCAAGCGCAGGCGACTGGCAGACCCGCAAGGTCGATGCCACGCCCATCGCGACGCACCCCGGCATGAAGGCCCGCGACAGCAAGATTGATTTCCCGACGAGCAACGCCCACCGCGCGACCAAGCAGGCCGCACCGGGATCGTTTCAGCGCTAAAAATACGTCAACGCGCATAATCTGAGATTATGCGCGTTTCCGTATAGGAGACCGCGGCGCCGCATGTGCGCGCCCCATCGACATGGTCGATGCTACTGGAGGATACCCGCATGAGCGGCGATGCAGAGCTTGATGATTTGCTTGGCCCAGACCCGGCAGAGACCGAAGAGAAACTAGTTGACGAAGCACCGCCCCTCGATACCTCGGGCAAAGCCGTCCTAGCCCGCTCGCGCAGCTACCCGGTCAATCGCGCAGCGAAGAAAAACACCCCAGAGAATTTACGCCGAGCCCTATCCTACGTCGCCGAAGTCCCGGTCGGCGCGGATGTTGCGCGTCGCATGGGCATCAGCTACACGACGTTGAAGTATTGGCTCCAGAAATCGTTCGAAGGCGCACCGGGAGATGGCTTCGACATCGTCATGGGCGACGACGATGAGAACGGCACCGAAGACAACACCGTGCGCTTCCATGAGGCGTGGGACGTGGCGATGATGGCAGGCGTCGAGCGCGTCGAGGTCGCGACGATCCGGCGCGCGACGGGCTACGACGAGGTGCTGACCTATCAGGGTCGCGTGCAGTATAAATATGATCCGCAGAAACTCGCGGATGCGCGCGATCTCGGCCTGCCCGAGTACGTGCCCGAGAATTATCTGCTCGATCAGTATAGAGCCCCTGTCCCGGAGACTGTCTACAAGATGGACCCGGACCTCGCGATGTTCATCCTCAAGAGCCGCAAGCCGCAAGTCTACGGCGCGAAGGCCAGCTTGGACGTGAACGTCAAGGGCGGCGTGCTCGTCGTCGGCATGCGCGCGGTCACCTCCGAAGCGCTCAATGAACTCGAAGACAAATACCGCAAAGAGGGTCGGCCCGCCGTCACGTTTGAAGAAGGTGACGACGAGGAAGGCAAGTAATGGGCTGGCCCTCCGTAGCCAAATTCGTGCGCGAAGGGCCGGAGTACGTCCCCTACGTGCTCGACGACAACAACATGCTCCGCAAAGTCGCGTGGGCACCGCAGCCGGGCTCGCAGGAATTTTTCCTCGCGGACCCGACAATCGAAGTGCTGTACGAAGGCACGCGCGGCCCGGGCAAGACCGACGCGCTGATCATGGACTTCTGTCAGGAAGTCGGCAAGGGCTGGGGCGCGGAGTGGAAGGGCATCCTCTTCCGTCAGTCGCATCCGCAGTTGCGCGACGTGATCGAGAAGTCGAAGAAATGGATCAAGCGCATCTGGCCGGAGGCCATATACAACGAAGTCAAGACGATGTGGGAGTGGCCTACGGGCGAGCGCCTGTACTTCGCCCACTTCAATGTGCCCTCGCAATACAGCGACTATCACGGCCACGCCTATCCGTGGATTGGCTGGGAAGAGTTGACGACGTGGGCGACGCCAGACTGCTACAAGGTCATGTTCTCATGCTCGCGTTCGACCATGAAAGGGATGCCGCGTAAAATCCGCGCGACGACCAACCCCTACGGCGTCGGCCATAACTGGGTCAAGGCGCGCTGGCGTCTGCCGATCAACGGCGAGACGATCGACGGGCGCAAGCCGACAGTCGGCCCCCTCATCACGGACAGCGTTGACGCGGCAGGCAATGCAGAGCCGCCGCGCCGCGCCATCCATGGCTATCTCGACGAGAACGTCCTCTTGTTGCACGCCGACCCCGGATACAAGGGGCGCATCAAGGCGGCGGCCCGTAATGCATCCGAACTCGCCGCATGGATGGACGGCTCGTGGGACATCGTCGCGGGCGGCATGTTCGATGACATCTGGTATGAATACCGCAACACGATTGTGATGGAGCCCTTCGACATCCCGGCGGGCTGGAAAATCTATCGCGCCTACGATCACGGATCATCGAAGCCGTTCTCGGTCGGCTGGTACGCCGTCAGTGACGGGACCGACTTGAAGCTCCGCGATGGTCGCACGCGCGCGACTGTTCGGGGCGACAGGTTTCGCTTCAAGGAATGGTACGGCTGGCGCGGACAGGCGAATGAGGGCTCACGAATGCTCGTCGCCGACATCTCGAAGGGCATCATTGAACGCGAGATCAAATGGGGCTTGCGCGCAGCCGATGCGTCGTGGACCCGCGTCAGCCGAGGACCGGCCGACAGTTCGATTTTCGACGACAACACCAATGGCAGCGATGTGTCCATCGCGACGGACTTCGAGAAGCCGATCACGATCAACGGCGTCAAGCACCGTGGCGTATTTTGGGAGAAGGCGGACAAAGGACCGGGCTCACGCGAGCAGGGCTGGGAGCAAATCCGGAAATGCCTCAAGGCGACTAAACGACCGCCCGGCGGCTTCCGAGAAATCCCCGGCCTCTTCGTCACCACCGAATGCGCGCATTGGCTTCGTTGCGTGCCAGTTCTTCCGCGTGACGAGTTGAAGATCGATGACGTGGACGACGAGAGCGAAGACCATAACGGCGACGAGACCCGCTACATGCTTCGCTTCGAAATTAGAACGATGAAGACCGGCCGCGTAGGCGCGTAAATATTGTCAAGGTCTATTTACAAACAGGGTTAATTCGTGCTACGGAGCCCGGACCCCCAGATAGGATCAATCATGGCGCTTTCTGACAAGCATCCCGATTTCATTACGCGGCTAGGTGAGTGGCTCCAGATGGCCGACACCTACGCGGGCGAGAGGGCTGTCAAGGCGAAGCGTCTTGAATACCTCCCGGCGACTGAGGGCATGGTGCAGGATGGCATGACCAACGTCAGCGCCCCGGGCTGGAAAGACTATGAGGCGTATCTGTTGCGCGCCTACTACCACGACGTTGTCAAGGATGCTGTCAAGGCTATGGTCGGCATCATGCACAATAAGCCTGCCGTGATCAAACTGCCGAAACGTCTCGAAGGCATGCTGGAGAAGGCGACGATCCAAGGCGAAGGGCTCCAGATGTTGCTCCGCCGGATAAACGTCGCGCAACTCGTCTATGGCCGCTGTGGCCTTCTCGTCGATGTGCCGCAAGCCATGGACGCAAACAAGGCGACGCCGTACCTGTCATTCTACAACCCCGAGCGCATCATCAATTGGGACGCGGGCACGCTCAATGAGGGCATGAACGAGCTTGAACTCGTCGTGCTCAACGAGGGCGGCTACCGGCGCGAAGGCTTCACATGGAAGACCGAACAGAAATATCGCATCCTCACGCGCGGCGGCGCGCCCGAGCTTGCCAGTGGATGGGAACGACCGCCGGTCGGCGCCCCATTCGGCGTATGCGTGAAGGTCAACGACACGAGCATGCCCCTTCTCGAAGAGTTCATCTATCCAAGCATCGGGGGCAAGACGCTCGACCAAATCCCGTTCGTGTTCATCGGTGCGAACGATCTCGTGCCCGAGCCCGAGGTCTCCCCGCTGCTCGGCCTATCGAACCTCGCGCTCGCAATCTATCGCGCCGAGGCCGACTATCGGCAGACGCTCTATTTGCAGAGCCAGAACACGCTCGTCATCATCGGCGGCGCGGTAGACGAAGCTGCCCCGGACAAACTCCGCGTCGGCAACAAGGGCCTCATCGATCTCAAGATGGGCGGCGACGCAAAATATATCGGCGCATCGGCGGCCGGGCTCGGCGAGATGCGTCAGTCACTTCAATCCGACAAGGATGCTGCCGCGGCCGAAGGCGTCGCCTTCTTGGATGTCGGCAACGCCCGCGGCGAAAGCGGTGAGGCTCTTCGTATCCGCGTGGCCGCTCGCACCACCACGATCTCATCTGTTGCCCAATGCGCTGGCGCGGGGCTTGAGCAGGCGCTCAAGTTCGCCGCCGAGTGGGTTGGAGAAGACCCGGAAGAGGTTAGCGTCGAGCCGACGACGGACTTCGCCGATCAGACCGTCGCTGGCGCTGCTCTGCTCGCCTTCATGCAAGCGAAGCAATTGGGCCTGCCCCTGTCTCTTCGTTCTATGCATCGCATGATGAAGCTCAACGACATGACGGAGATGGATTTTGAAGAAGAGAACGAACAGATCGAAGAGGAAGCCGCGTCCATGCTCGGCACGATGGTCGGGCCATTCCAGAACTCTGTCACCGATGACACTTTCTTGGATGAGGATGTCAGCCCTGTCGCTGATCCGGCTGCGGGCACTACCGGAGGCACAGCCGCCCCGGCTGCAACTGCACCTCCGGCTGGGACTGCATCGACCGCACCGCCTAATAAAAACGTTCCGATCAAGCCGAACTCGCAAAGCAAGAAGGGGCACACACGCGGGTCACCCGTCCCCTTGAAGCGCAAGGTCGGCGGCAAGGGCGCGTCGGCCGGGAAGACCAAAGGCGGCGTATGAGTGATCCCGCTGGACCACACATCGTAAAGACCTTTCACGAGGCCATCGATATTCTCGATCAGTGCGAGCCGCAAATTCGCGACCTGATCGAGACCCACCTCATGGACGTGGCGGGCGTCAACAAGACGAAGGTCAGTCACGCCATGCTGACCAAGGACGAATTGACGAAGCACATCGTTGCGCTTCGTCATCACCACATCAAGGCCGCCTTCCGCCATCTGAGAGAGCATCTCCCCAGTGACATATGATCCATCAGAGGCCCGCAACAATCACGGCGAGTTCGGCACGACCGACGTAGCCTTGAAGGGGCCGCAAGTTGGCGGCGCGAGCGCGGTCGTCACTGAGCGGCCGATCAACACGGCGGCCCACAAAGGCGCGGCCACGCCCGAGGAAGCGCAGGCGCAGGCCGCCCTCGTCGCGGACGGGGCGAAGCCGCTTGAAGGTTTGCCCCAGAAGCCCATCGAACTCGCGGGCCAGTGGTATGTGCCCGGCCCCATCGGCCGCCTACGGGACGCGGCCGACAGCTACATGAAGTCGGCCGGGCTGCCGTATTCGCCGCCAACCGACTATGCGAAGCTCGACAAAGATCGCGCCGCGAAGATCGCCGATGAATACGACAAGATGAAAGATGATCCGGCCGGTCCCGCCGTCAAGGCGAGCTACGATGCCCTCGTCAAGGAAACGCTCGCGCAGTGGGAGACGATCAAGCAGACCGGCTTGCAAGTCGAGTGGGTCAAGCCCGGGCAGAAGGACCCCTACGCGCTGTCGCCGCGCCTCGCCGCGATGGACGTGAGCGAGAACAATCATTGGTGGGGATTTCCCACCGACCTCGGCTACGGCTCCGGCGTCGGCAAGAGCAACACTGGCGAGACGAACCCGATGCTCAAGGCGACCGGCGAAGTGATCGATGGCCGCAAGGTCGTCGCCAACGATGTCTTCCGCATTGTGCATGACATGATGGGTCATCTCAAAGAAGGCAATGGCTTTCGTGGCGAAGGCGAAGAGAACGCTTGGCGCTCGCATGCGTCGATGTATTCGGACCTCGCTCGACCGGCGATGACAAGCGAGACGCGTGGACAAAATTCGTGGGTCAACTACGGCCCGCACGGGACAACCAACCGCACCGCCGACGCCGAGCACACGATCTTCGCTCCGCAGAAGATCGGGCTCATGCCGGAGTGGACTGAGAATGAGGGCCGCAAATGACCTTCGACCCAAATGAAGCAAGAGATCAGTCCGGGCGCTGGACCCGCGGCGACACGGCGACCGGCAGGGACGGCGAGGTCGAGCGGCACCTCATTGATCCGCGCGTTGTCGATGTCAGCGGTGACGAATGGAATAAGAAAACGGCCGAGCGGCTTGAGCGGGAGTATGCTGCTGTTCGCCCCGAACTAGACGCCCTTGCAAACGAGGGCGTCGAGAAGGGTGCAAGCGTGGCCCTCGGGAAAAGCGGCGACGACGATAACGAGGATGATACGCCCATCGTCCCAGAGCAGTGGGATGCTCTGACCGGATCGGAACAGGAAGAGGCCGAGCAGCACTATATCGACAGCCATATCGACAGCGAGAAGGACTACGTTGTCCAAAGCTGGCATGACGATCTTGGTGGCGCGCTGTACGAAGCAAAGCACATGCTCGCCAAAGACGACGACTTTAAGAGCGAGTGGCTGAGTGGTTATCTCTCTGCCCGCGACGAAGATGGTGACCCACGTATCCCGTTCAAGGCTGATGATCTCTTGGGCGCGATCAATATCGAAGCCGGGGATGACGATGCTGATCCGGAGATCACGTTCGACGAAAAATACTTGGACAAGCCGGATGTTCTCGGCTCAGAAAACCAGTTGTCTTTTCCCGGTATTGAGCCCCAGAAAGGTTCGGATTTTCTCACGCCCAAGATGCGTGAAGAGATCATTAAAGACCTCATTGCGAAATTCAACGAAGAGGCCAAGTCCAAAGCCGGCGATATCGAGCCTCCCGAGTACCTCAGCGAGGAAGCGAATACCAACGTCCATGAGGCATGGAACGGTATGGACGAGGATGAGCAGTTCAACTACGCCATGAAGAATGTGGACAGTCTGAGTGAGCAGGCAGCCGCCGCCGCAGACGCTCCGCTCAAGTCCGGCGACCTGACGCACCTTGCATGGCCCGCCGAATTTGACCCCCTCAATAAGACCTCCGGTACGGACTACCAGAGAACTCAAGCGCTCGCGAAGTACATCGCGGACAGGCGCGGCGCGCAACTTATCACAGAGCGCGTCGGTAACGCGAAATGGAAGCCGCGCGATCAGTTCCCCGGCTCGGACGATGACTACAACAAGCTGTATGAGCGTCCCGACAGCGTCGGCCACAAGAAAGATCAGGCGTGGACTGACCGCATGATGAAAGAGCTTCAATCGGCAGATAGCCGATTGTGGTCCGGATGGAAGGGAAGCTCGACCAACGCGGAGGGGCGGCTGTTGCAAGTCGCATCGGCCGATGAACTCGGCGGGCGCATCCGCGACGCAAAACAGTCCGTCACGAGCCAGCTATTCAGCGGCGAGGCAACGGTTTCGGATAGCAAGTACAAAGCGAAGCTCATTCTATCGGATACCGGCGACTACTATTTGCCGGAGCTTAAAGCGGCGGCCCAGAAGTACATGGACGAGAACAAGTTCTCAGTGGACGAGCCCAACGTGTCCAAAGTGCCGCAGTTGAAAGCGGAGGACGTGACCGTTGAGGGTAAGAACCCCTTCACTTTGCTGCCCGACGTGAAGATCGAAAAGAACGGGGCCGCCTCGACGACCGTCAGCCCGACAGTGGCCAATGGTTGGAGTGGCACTGCAAACAACGCGCCCGAGGGCATCAACAAGAAAGAGAGCATTGAATACGCGAACAAGGCATATGCGGCTATCGGCGGATACGAGGGCGTCAAAGCTGCGATCCGCGCGAAATGGGAGACGACGCAATATCTGCTCGACAAGGCAGACATCCCGATCGTGCAAGCGTATCGGGGCATCAACATGCCGCACAAACTCATCGGCGTCTCAAGCGAAGGCGAGTTTAACCCGCCGATCTCCGGACTTGTGAAAACATCATACGCCGGAGAAGTCGATATGACTGAAATCCCGGTTGGGGCCTCGATCCACACCGCCTCGGGAAAGACGATCACCAAGACAAGCGAGGATAACCCGAGCTACTATGAGGCCCACGGGTACAAGGCGGGCATCGGCACGTGGAAATTCTCTCAGGCCGTCGCGGACACACAGTCGCGCATTGTGCTGCGCACCGAGGTCCCGCGCACGGCGGTCGTGTCGATCCCGGCGTATGGCATCAACGTGAAGAGCGAGCAGGAAGTCGTCGTCGTCGGTACGGGCTGGAAAGGCTGGGATGCTTGGTCCGGTCGCGCACCGACGTTCGAAGAAGTCCCGATGCGACATAAGGGGGCTCCGGCCCCGGAAAAACAAAAGGCAGCCGCATGATCCTGCGTATTGACCTCAACAGCATGCCCGGCTTGCCCGGGCTCGGCGACCCGCACTGGCTCTCTGGCTCGGGCAAGGTTGACCGCGTGGGCAACCACAAGCGCGCCGAGGCTGCACATTTCGCAGCACTGCCGCGCACCCCCGCGCGACCGGAGACAATGGCTAATCTGCGTGCCGTCTCTGAGCGCGTCAAGCATGTCAGCGAGCCTGTCCCGGACGAGCCCGATGACAGTGCCGAACATGAGCACGACGGCGGCGCGTGGGCCAAGCATCGCCGCCGTACCGGACAGAAGTTTCCGTTGAAAATTCACGGGCACGAACTCGCGACATGGGCGCGCAACTTCGCTGCCTCGGATGCCGAGCGCATCCATACCGCAATTAGTGTTGGCCTCACCGCAGGCGAAGACAACACTGATATCGCCCATCGCGTCATTGGGTCCCGCCGTTTGAACGGTGTCAATGGTGCGACGGAGATCACCCGGCAGCATATCCTGCGCCTCGGCAAAGGATTGCTCCACAAGAGGAAGGCCCGCATGGCGGCCCAGTGATCGGATGTCCGCTCACTGCTTTTTAGGAGACATTCTATGTTGAAAACTGTTTATGCTACCGCCGAGGAAATCCCGGAGGGCTACGCCGATCTTTATACCGAGCGCAATGGTCAGTGGGAATTGACCGGCGTGCAGGGCGTGAAGACGCAATCCGATATCGATCGCATCCAAGGCGCGCTCGCGAAAGAGCGCAACGACCACAAGATCACCAAGCAGGCGCTCGCCCCGTATGAGGGCCTCGATCCCGAGGTCATCCATACTCAGGCAAACGAGCTTGAGGATGTCAAGGCCCAGTTGGCCGCCATCAAGAACGATGGCACCATCGACGAGACCAAGCTGGAGCCGCTCATCGCGGCCCGCGTCGCGCAGAAGATCGCGCCGCTGGAGCGGGAGCTTCGCAACACAAGCGCGAAGCTGGTCGAGAAGGACAAGCTCATCGCCGTGAAGGACGGCGAAGTGAGTGGCCTCAAGACCACGATCATCACGGGCAACGTTGACCGCGCCATCCGTGACGCGGCCATCGAAGCCAAGCTTCTGCCCACGGCTGTGATCGATGCCGTGATGCATGGCAAAACTGTCTTCGAAGTGACCGAGGACGGCCGGATTATCACCAAGGATAATTCGGGCGCGACCCCGGGCCTGTCCGTCAAGGAATGGCTCACCGACATGAAGGAAAAGGCCCCGCATTGGTGGCCCACTTCGGTCGGCGGCGGTTCGCAGGGCGGCGGCCCCACCGGAAAGAATGGCTACGGCGGAGCCAACAATCCGTGGTCCAAGGCGGGGTGGAACGTGACCAAGCAGGGCGCGCTCATCACCCAGTTGGGCGCGATCAAGGCTGGGGAGATCGCGGCGCAGGCCGGTTGTAAGATCGGCGACACGAAGCCCGCCGCGGCCGAGTGAGGTTGCTAGTATCTATGACGGCGCGTCGCCAGTAAAATGGCGGCGCGCATTTTTATGGGGGTTGCGATCATGGCAGTAGAAAATCCTTGGCTCGCCGAAGGTTGGAACCTCACTGCGCAGGGCGCGTACATTCGCAAGTACGGGCTCGAAGTCGCGAAGACCAAAGCGAAACAGGCGGGCACTCGGATCGGCGACCTCCAGCCAAAACCTCTTGCGGCGCTCATCAAGCAGTACGTCATGATCAAGCATGTCTCGGATGACACCGCGACGCAAGGTAGCTCGGGCAGTGGACCTCCAACCTGATGGCACGACCTCCCCGCGACGGCGACTTCTATATCAACAACGCGAACCAAGATTTTTGGCTGCGCGAAAATGGCGCGTGGGTCCGCAAGGGCAACATCCGTGACGAGGGCACGTCCGGCCTCGTCGGCGTGCAGCCTATTCTCAATCTGGGGTTTGCCCAAGCCTCCGCTGTGCAGCGCATCCGCCTGCTTGCTCCGGGCGCGCAGGCGATGGGCTTTGCTACCGCGGTTGCTGTGGATCGCATCCGCCAACTATCCGCGTCGATGACCCTCGGCTATGGCATGCTCTCGCCGCTCGACCGGCTGCGCGCGGTCGCCGCGGCTATCGATGTCGGCATGGGCCTAGCTGCCGTCGCGGACGCGATCCCCTCGGCCGTGATCAACCTCGCCGCTGCAATGGGTTTCGGCTCCATCGTCAGTCCTGTCGTGGTGGGACGCGAACGTGACCTCGTTGCTCCGATGAACTTCGGCTCCGACGTGTCGGCGGTCCTCGTTCTTCGCGTTCGGCAACTGACGGCGTCCATGGCGTTGGGCGTTGACGAGACAGCGGCCATCCAACAGATCAAGGCGGTCGCGGCGTCGATGGCCATGGGCTATGACGAGACCGTAGCACTTCAACGGATCAGAGCCCTCACCTCATCGATTGCCGTGGGCTACAGCGAAGCGGCAGCGGTCACCCGTAGTCGCCAGCTTACGGACAGCGTCGCAATGGGCTTCTTGCAGACTTCGGCCATTCAACAGATCAAGGCCGTCACGGCGTCGCTTGCCATGGGCTACAGCGAAGCGGCGGCGGTCACTCGTATTCGCCAGCTTACAGACAGCGTCGCAATGGGCTTCGCGCAAGCTTCGACGGTGTCACTCACGGCCCCGTCCGGGAATGTCGTGATCGGGCTCAGTGTGTCACCGTTTACCCTCTGGTACGATAGCAACCTCTCATTGCTGACTACCTCGTGGACAGTTCCGGCCGCTTCCATCCAAGCTATAGAATTTAGCCCTGACAAATCGTTGCTCGTCATCGCAACAAGCTCTGCGCTGTTCCGATACGATATGACTGGAGCTACTCCGGTGTATAAAGGCGCGATGACTTCTCCCCCGGCTTGGGCTCACATAAGCGCCCTCGCTTTCAGCGCTGATAGCACGCGTCTCGCGGTCGTGGATAGTCAACTCTCACCGTTCACTTGGGTCTTCAACACGAGCACGTGGACTACAGTTACGGCTCCGACCGGGCCAACCGGCACTGGCGTCGCGTTCAACGGCGCAGGGGCTAGTAAGATCGCGGCCCCTATCAGCAGCCCAGTCACGCTTAAGCTGTTCGACACCCCCGGAATGACTGCATCAGCCACGCAGCCCGGCACACAACCGACGCTGTCTAACGCATACTCCAACATCGATTTCTCGCCAGATGGAAATTATCTAGCGGCAAACGGCGTCGCGTCGCCGTCCCCTATGCGAGTATGGCAAATGAGCGCGCTGAGCGCGCCGCTCGCTAATCCGGCGTCTATGCCGCACGCCAGCGATAGCGTGATCGGAAAAGCACTGCGCTGGAACGCGCAGAGCACTAAGTTCGCGGTTTGCGACAACTTCGGGACGTATGGCTATCGCGTATCAGGGACAACAGTGACGCAAGATCAGACGATCAGCACGATCCAAGCCGTTGCTCCGGCGTACCGATCAGATGGGGCCAAGCTTTACTTACTTAACGCGAGCGCCCCTCGCTTCCAAGTTTTCAGCATTAGCGGCAACACATACACCGCTGATACTAACCCGACATCCCAACCAGCGTCCGGGTCAAGCCCAAACTGTATCGCAACCTCCCTATAGGAGACTTCAAATGCTCACGATCACCAAAGCTAATCCTCAAGGCCCGCACGTCAAGCTTGAGGCAGATGGTTCAAGAACGCACTTGCTTGGCGAAGTGCACATGAAAGTCAGCGGCCCGCTGCAAACGGAAATCCTCAAGGCCCGCACGTCAAGCTTGAGGCAGATGGTTCAAGAACGCACTTGCTTGGCGAAGTGCACATGAAAGTCAGCGGCCCGCTGCAAACGGAAAAGAAGGAGAAATAAGTCATGTCGGATATGTCTGGCTACCTCGGGGATAAGCTCCTGAATTGGATGAAGGGCACCGCCTTTGGCACCGCGCCCGTGAGCGTCTTCGCGGCGCTGTACAATGGTGACCCGGATGCAGCGGGCACGGAGTTGACCGGAACGATCAACCTCACGCGACAGGCAGTGACGTGGGGAGCGGTCGCCACACGAGCATTGGCGAACTCGGCAGAGGTCAACTTCGGCACCGCCAATGCAGGCGGCTCGGCAACCTATGTCGTGCTCTACGATGCAGCGACCGCGGGCAACGAGCTTTCGAAAAAGCTCATCAGCACGGCATCGATCACGAGCGGCGAAAAGGTGGCGATTGCCATCGGCGCGCTGACGCTGAGTTACTAAAAATCATCGGCCCGGATGTAAAAATTCCGGGCCGATCGTCTTCGCGAAGTTGCTAGTTGTTTTCCTTAATTCCGCGATGTAATCTTCGGGCAGAATTTGCAATGGCTTAATCGCCTCCCGTGACGGGAACGCCGCGAAGTCATCAGCGAGACAAATGCCAAGATACCTCCATGGGGAGGTGCTTGAAAAAGCTCACCCCATCAAGCCATCGGAGATTATCATGGTCAACGTGTCCACCCAGATCAGTGACGTTATCGTCCCCGCCCTCTTCACGCCGTACACTCAGCAGTTGACGATGGAGAAGACCGCGATCATCCAGAGCGGCATTGCCGCGCGCGATGACTTCCTCAACGGTTTGCTCGCTGGCGGCGGTTTGACTTTCACCGTGCCGTCGTGGCAGGATATCGGCGACCCCGCCGAGAACGTGTCGAGCGATGACCCGAACCAGAACTCGACCCCCAATATCACCCAGACCTCGGCCGAAGTTTCGGTCCGCCTGTCGCGCAACTCAAGCTGGAGCACCATGCGTCTGGCCACGGCGCTGGCCGGGTCCGACCCGATGCAGTCCATCGCGTCGCGCGTCTCCGACTACTGGGTCCGCCGGTTGCAGGCCGCCTTCGTCGCGGTTGCCAACGGCATCTTCGCGAACAACGCCCTCGCCGATCCGACCCTCGGTCGCTCCGGTCAGTTGGGCATCAACGCGGCCTATGGCCATCAGGGCGACCTGACCAACGACATCTCGGGCTCCGTCTTCGTCGCAGGCGTCACCAACTTCTCGGCGTCGGCCTTCATCGACACCGCGACGCTGCTCGGCGACGCCGCCAGTGATGTTACCGCCGTGTTCATGCACTCCATCGTGTACTCGACGGCTCAGAAGAACAACCTGATCGACTTCATCCCGGACAGCGAGGGCAAAATCCAAATCCCGACCTTCCTCGGTCGCCGGGTTATCGTCGATGACGGCATGCCCAACCCCGCTGGCGCCAGCGGCAACGGTTCCCAGACCCCGGCGGGCATCTACCACACGTGGCTCGTTGGCCCCGCCTCGTTCCGCCTCGGCGTGGGTACGCCCATCGTGCCGACCGAAATCTTCCGCAACCCGGACCGTGGTAACGGCGCGGGCAGCGACACGCTCTACAACCGCGTCGAATGGATGATCCATCCGGTCGGCCATGCCTACGTCGGCAGCCCGGCGACCGAAGGTGGGCCGACCAACGCCGCGACTTCGAACAACCTCGCGCACTCCCATTCGTGGGTCCGCGTGTTCCCGGAGCGCAAGCAGATCAAGCTTGCTCGCCTGATCACCCGCGAGAGCTAACGCTCTTCGGTTTGAGGTTCGGCTGTTTCGTACAGCCACACTGGATAAAATGGCGGGCGGATAAACCGCTCGCCATTTTCTTTTTGAAGGGATCACGCCCATGTCCAATCAGCTTTCCGGCCAGCCCGGCGCATCGCCCCGCGAGTACAACGCCCATCAGCGTCACAGCAAGCTTTCGCGTCGGCGTCATGACAATCAAGAAGCCGCGTTCCTCGCCGCGCAGGCCACGCGCCTGTCGAGCACCGCCGCAGTCATCTTTGCGAAGGTCAAAAAGTACGGCGCGGCCCGCGTCAAGGCCGCCGCCAACCTCGCCGCCATTCCGTAACCAGTTCGCGTTGCGCTGAGCGGCGGCTAAGAGGGGGACACTTTGGGCTGCTGCTCGCGCCACAACGGCCCCGAGGCATTCGTGCCTCGGGGCTACTTTCCTGTCCCCACCGGAGCATGCGCTCCGGCTACCATGAGGTGAACTATGCCTACCGAAAAAGCTGCAATCGCAGAAGTCCTCCAGTCTCTTGACCACACGAAAGACGATCTCTGGACCGACGACGGCTCGCCGCTCGTCTCCGAAATTCAGCGGCTCGCCAACGACAAGACCATCACGCGTGCCCAGATCAACGACGCCCTCCCCGGCTTTGCCCGCAAGTCTTCGGAGAGCATCGAAGAGCCCGCCGACGATGGCAAGGATGAGTTTGGTGACCCGGTGGTGGTCGCCGCCGTCGAGGCCGTCGCGGTTGCCAAGCCCCAGTCGAGCTTCGAGGCCGCGGTCGAGCTTTCACCGGAAGCCGACTACGAACGTCTCCGCCTGATCGCCCGCGGCCGGGTCGAAGACGCCGAGGTGGCAGTCGCCGCCGCGAAGGTCACGATCTCGGAAGCGTATCAGAGCCTCGCGGCTGCCGAGGGTCGCTTGACCCGGGCGCTGCAATTGTACTCGGCCCGCTATCCCGCGATCTCCGCGGCAGCGAATATCAAGCAGCATCTCGCCAGTCAGCAAGAGGCGCTGTACGAGCGAGTGACCGGCAACAAGGCCCCGCCGCGCGCGGGCTCGGCCATGAACCCGATCGATGCAACGATGATGGACCGCAAGCGGGACAACGGCCGAAATCGGCAGGCGGTCCGCTAACGAGGCAACCTTTGAAATGGCTCTTTTTATCTCGGGCAAAGTGACACCGAAGCGCCGTCGTGCAGCGATGCAGGCGGCGCTTTACCATGCGCGCAAGAACCGCATCGATCTCCTTGGGAAAACGGGCAACCCCATCATCCCACCGGCTGCGTTGGGCTTTGTCTATAACAAATCCAAAAAAATCTTCTGTTGGGCGCTCCGGGTCGGAATGATCTTGCGTCGGCAGTTCCGACTGCAACGTGGCAAGCAAAACTATCAATCGATCGTTGCAAATGGCGTAGCGAATGGCGCGAACGCCGTCCACCTGATGCCGATCCCGGAGACTACGCAGGATCAGAGCGCGCTCACCGCTTTCATCAATGCGACGTATCCGACCGGCAAAAAGATTGATGTCTCAGGGGCATGGGTAAACGCTACCCATCTTTCGGCAGACGGAACGCACCCGAACGCCGCGGGTCACACTCTGATTGCGAACACCATTTTGGCGAACTCGGGATTGTTCGTCTGACGTTATCCGCGCTCTCTCTCTCTCCACTTTCAAAGACGAAGGTAAACCGCCAATGACCGCAATATTCTCAGTGCAGGACGAGACTGGCACCGTCACGCAAGTGACGTTGCTGACGTCGCCGTCGCCTTCGCAGCACATCTCTGTCGGGGATACCGGCTTGTACGCTGGCATCCCCGATGACGGCACGAGCCTAACGCATGCGCCTGTCTTCAACACGCTCGCCTTCACCGTGATCCAAGTGCTCGACAACGAGCACTTCTCTGTTTCGACCATCAACGCGAACATGGCTGACTGGCCAGCGTTCGGCGTCATCACGTGGGAGACCGGCGCGAACGCGACCGAGACTTCGACCGTGATCGAGATCGATGGCGCGAACGCCTACATCAGCGTGAGCGAGTTCATCAAGTATCATCTGGCGCGCGGCAATGCCGTGCCTGTCGGCGCGACCAATCTCAGCATAATGCAGGCCATCGTGCAGGGCACCGACTACATCGATCAGAAGTACCGCTTCTCCGGCGTGAAACTGTTGCAGACCATGGGCACCGCGATCATGGGCGTCAACGCGACCTTCATCGAAAGTTGGCTCACCCCCTACGCGCTCAGCGGCGTGTCGTACCTCACGCCGAGCACCTCGAAGCAGAGCACAGAGTTTCCGCGTCAGGGCGTCGTGGACAACAGCGGCGACACGGTCAACGGCATCCCGAAAGCGGTCAAGGCCGCGTGCGCGGAGCTTGCCATCCGCGTCCTCAACGGCACCGCACTCCAGCCCGACTACGACCCCAACCTCGTCGGCGCGGGCGGCGTCGTGTCCTCGGTCACCAAGAAACTGGGATCGCTGGAGACCGTCACGGCATACGACACGAAACTGGGACTTGGTTTCTTTGCGTCTTTTCCCATCGTGGATCGGATGCTCTCGAAGGCCGGGTTGCTTAGCTCCGGCGGAGGCCGAACGGTCATCAGGTAGGCCGAGAGGATGCTAGTTGTTTGGCACCGAGGGATCACATAGAATGGCCACTAAATTCGACTATGCGCAGGCAATTACGGACGCCGACGACCTGATCAAATTCTTTGGTATGGACGCCGTTCTCCGTCGTGCAGGAAGTAGCCCCGAGGATCGACCATGTCGGGTCGCGATCATCGACTTCAACCCGCATGAGAAGCCTTCCGATCTTACCAACCCGATGGACCGCAAGGTCATCATGTCGGCGAAGAACTCGGAAGTGCAACTGATGCCGCCTGACAACGAGCTTGATATTTTGGTGACGTTCGTGCAGCCCCCAACGAACCCGCCGACTGTGCATGAAAAACTACCGCTGACGTGCAAACCGAAGCCGTTAGCGCCCGCCGGGGTTGTCGTGGATTGGGAATTTACGGTGAGGCGATGACAGCGAAGGCGGACAGGCGGCAACTGATTTTGACGAGGCTCATGACGATCTTGTCAGGCCTCGTCGTTGAACTAACCGATGGGACCACCATCGCGGCAGGCAACATCGTGCACAATCGCGATGAGCTTCCCGCGGAGAAGGTCCCGGGCATCATCCTCTTGGATGCCGATGAGGTCAGGGACCCACGCTTCCCGCCCAATCAGGGACGGAGCGAACGGACCGGACCCGGCATGATGAGGATGACGCCGGAGATTTACGTCGTGCTTGAGGTCCGCAAAGGTGCTTTGCAGAACAAGAACGTCGGCGAGGATTTGAACTTGGCCCGGGCCGCGATCTTGAAATTGATCGTACACGACGCGGCCCTCGCGAAATTCACGGGCTCCGGTGGGGCCATCACTTACGACGCGTGCTACACTGATCTCGCGCGCAACCGCCAGATGAAGGGGCAGATGGGTTTGTCGATCACGTTCGGCTATCCGTTTATCCCTGACGAATTTTTGACAGCCTGAACGGAGAGCAAACATGAGTGGTCTCGGCAACGAACATATCGAGGGCTCTCTCGTCAGCCCGAACATCGGCAACTATTACATCGGTAAAGGCATCGTCAGCATCAAGCTGCTCGGCGAGACCGTCTTCACTGATTGCGGCAACGTTCCCCAGTTCGAATTTCTGGCGAAGGTCACGCAACTCGATCACTATTCCAGCCGGACCGGCGTGCGCGTGAAGGACTTCACCGCCGTCATCGAAATCGCGGGCTCGCTCACGATGCAGTTGGAAGAGTTGACCGCGCGCAACATGGGCTTCGCCCTGCTCGGCCTTCCGACCGGCGGCCCGTCGCCGACCCCGGACACCATCGACATCTTCTCCAACCCGGTTATTTACGGGGCAGTGAAGTTCGTTGGCACCAACGACATCGGCCCGATTTGGACTGTCAACTTCCCGCTCGTGAAGCTGAGCCCGAACAAGGCGCTCTCGTTGATCGCCAACACGTGGGGCACCATCGATCTCGACGGCGACGTCCTGTTCGATCAGGCTCAGCATACCTTCGGCACCGCGACCGTTTCGCTGCCGAACTCGCCGAGCACCGTATTCTAAAAACAGCCTCCAGCCTGATTTCCCGCTCGGGATATCAGGCTGGGGCCTAATGGTTTCATACGCCAAAATTGCCCGAACGGGGCATTTTTCGCATATGAAATATCGTCCCCGCCCGTGAAAACCCGTCACGGACAAGCTCAACCCCTGAAAAAGGATATCCCCCATGACCGAAGAGACCAAGACCGCCGAACAGATCGCCGCCGAGGCTGCCGTAGCCGCTCAGGGAGCCGCCGCGGCCCCGGCCCCGGAAGTAGCCCCGGCCCCGGAAGCCTCTCAGGACCCCCTCGCTGCCGTGTCTGAGGCCGTTTCGGAGGAAGTCGCGGAGGAACCGGCCCCGGTCCACAACCCCAACGCCCTGCGCGGCATCCCGGCAGGCCCCCGGCCCCATCCTCGTACCGTGTGATCAGAATACCACATCAGTCGTCCCCCACTGATAAGGATACCAAATCATGAGCCAGAAACCCGGTCTTAATCTGACCGACCTCGCGCCGATGTCGGAAAACGTGCCCATCGGCGACAGCTACCTCACCGTCTCCGGCATCAGTGCCAAGATGGGCCTCGAAGTCCTCAAGCGCTTCCCCAAAGTTCTGGGGATGGCCACCGGGGGCAAATTCGACCTCGGCGCATTCCTCGTGGTCGCGCCCGACGCCGTTGCAGCGATCATCGCGGCGGCGACCGGCCAACTCGGCAACGATGCCGCCGAAGAGATCGCGGGCGCACTGGGTATCGAAACCCAGCTTGATGTCCTCGAAGCAGTCGGGAGGTTGACCTTTACGAAGGGGTTCGCCCCTTTCGCGGAGAGGGTAATGGCCCTCGCCAACGCAGCCAACTCCGGCCTCTCTTCAAAGGGGACGGGTATGAAATTGCCGCAAGCATCGAAGCCCTCATCGCCGCTGGACACTCCCCCTCTGTAGTTTGGGACTACACCCCCAGACAGATGGCTGCTTACACGTTTCTCGCGACCAAGCGATTGAACCGCGAGCACCATGCTCACCTTGGCATACTCCAGCTATCGCAGAGCGGAGATGAGAAGGCGATCAAAAAGCAGTTTGCGGATTGGGAGAAAGACACGTGAAGCTGTCGTTGCAGATCGACAAAGAGGCGTACAAGAAGAGCGTCGATGAGGTCCGTGATCGGTTCTCTCAGGCGTTCTCGGTCGCGGAGAACATGGTCGCGTCCATGATCCGCCAAGAGGTGACGGCGGACATCAAGGGCGCGGGCAAATTCAGCGACAAGTACCTCGCCGGGCTGAGCGTAACGGTCGAGGATCACACGATCACTACTGAGCTTGACGCGCCCGGCGCATCGCTCTTTGAGACCGGAGGCGTCATTCACGGCAGGCCGCTCCTATGGCTTCCGATCAGCGGCACCGACGCCGAGGGTATTCAGGCGAGCGACTACGGCGGGCAACTGTTTTCGGTCAACCGCACGAGCGGCGTCCCGCTTCTATTCTCGGTCAAGGACCACGCACCAAAGTATTTCGGCGTCCCCAGCGTAACCATCCCGAAGCTATTCCACATCGAAGAAATCCAGAACCGCGTAGCGGACGGGCTCCCGGAAATCTTCGAGAACGCACTGGGGGCCGTCAATGCCTGAGCTTGATCCAATTGTCGCGAAAATCCTGCTCGAAGGCGACGACGAGCTTATCAAGGCGTTTGAGAAGATCGGGGTCGATGGCGCCGAGAAAATCGGCAAGCTCTTCGAGGCGACCCAGAAGTCGGGAAGCGCACTTGAGGCCCTCGGGGGCTCACTCGGCATTGTCGAGGGCGCACTCTCTGCCGCGACCGCAGCCCTCATCGTGTTCGTCGAGCAGCAGACCGAGCTATCCCAGAAGACTGAGTTGCTTGCCGAGGCGTTCGGCACCACCTCCAGTCAGCTTCAACAGGTAGAACAGGCCTTCGCGTCCGCTGGCGTCAAGGTCGAGCAGTTTGAGCGGTTCGCTAACCGTCTCACGGTCACCATCGCTCGCGAATGGCCCCAGATCGCGGAGAGCATCAAGAATTACGCGACTGAGAACGACGCGGCGACGCTGCGCGTCTCCAGCGCCATCCTCCGGGTGCGCGACGCCCAGAACGCCCTCGCCGACAACGCGGAGGACCGCTCCGCGCAGATGTCGAATGACAACAACGCGCTAGAGGCCTCGTATCTCAAGCTCCAGTTCGCCGCGCAGCATGCTGCTCAGGAACAGATCAGCGCGTTGCAGTCAGTGCGGGGCGCTCAATTGAGCGTCCTCTCCGCCGAGCAGCATCTTGCCGAATTGGAGGGCCGCCCACCTTCGGCGGCGGAAAAACAGAGCCTCGCTGTCGCGCAGGCGCATCAGGCCCTTGATGTCGCGCGCAAGGCGGAGCGGGATGCGCAGATCGCCGCGCGAGAGCAAGCTGCTGGCGCGGCCCTCAAGCAGGCGCAGTTGGAACAGGCATACGACGACATCGCGCGCAAGGCCGCGAAGAATGCACGTGACGACGCCGAGAACCGCGTCAAGGATGAGAACCGCGTCAAGGAAGCCATCATCGCCCGTGCCGAGGCGGAGGATAAGGCCGAGAAGTTCACGCTGACCAACATCAAGAGTATCCGTGACGCACTTGACGGCGTGGTCACGGGCCAAAAGGGAGCCGCCACGTCCATCGACCTGACCAAGGTGTCGGTCGAGAACTTGACGAAGGCCCTGATTGCTCAAGCGGGAGAGAGCGAAAAATCCGGTCGGCCGCCGAAGGGGTTCGATACACTGATCTCCCTCCGCAATACGCTGACGGCGGCGACGGAAAACCAGATCACGCAAGAGCAGAAGCTTGCCATCATCAACAAGCTCGCAGGCACGTCGATGCAGGCGCTCGGGGCGTCGGCCGCCGAAATCTCCGCTGTGCTGCAAGATGCCAGCATCGATCTTAAAAAATTCGACAAGGCGGCGGAAGAGCTAAACACCGATGAAACCAAGAACAGGATCAAGTCGTTCCGGGGTGCGCTCGCCGAGCTCCATCTAACCCTTAGCATCCTGTCGCAGAAGTTCGCCATCGCGATCTCCCCCGCGTTCACCTCGTTCCTGAAAACCATTCAGGAAAGTCTTGAGAGCAACACTGGCACCCTAAAGCTCTTCATTGACGGCATCTCTTCGCTTGGCACCGCGATCTCGACAGTGTTCGGTGAGATCAGGAAAATCGCCACAAGTGCCACCGATGCACTGGACAAAGCTTTCGGTCTCGAAAAAGGCCGAGCGATGCAGATTTTGCTCGGGGCCATCGTCGTCGCTGTCGGGAGGTTCGCCAGCGCGTGGGTAGGCGTCCCCCTCGTGATCGCGACGGTCGTCACGTCTATCGGGTACATCTCCGACCATCTGAAAGAGGTCCAACAATGGATTGAGAACAATCGCACGAAGTTCGTCATCATGGGCGCGGCCATTGCGGGCATCGCTGCGCTCTTCGCGCCGTGGACAGTCGCCCTTGGCCTGATCATCGGCGCAGTCGTTTTGATCTATGAAAACTGGGACAAGATCAAGGCCAAGGTCAGCGAAGTTTGGGCGGCTGTTACGGACAACGCCGTCGTGCAGTGGTTCAAAGAGTTCATCGATAACCTGAAATCGATCTATGATTGGTTTGGCAGGCTCAAGCAGGCTGCCCCGAAGTGGCTCGGCGGAGGCGGGGGTGCGGCCACACCCAATCCGGGGGCCTCGTCGGACCCGGCTCACGCTGCGGAAGGCCCGGGCTTTGCGACCGGCGGCGCGGTAGACGGTCCGGGCACGACCACAAGCGACAGCATCTTCGCGCGCCTCTCGCGCGGTGAGTTCGTCATCAAGGCGGCGGCGGTTCAAGAGTACGGCGCGGGGCTCTTCCATGCCTTGAACAACATGCAGATGCCCGGCTTCGCGTCCGGCGGCCTCGTGCCGTCGCCTGTGCGTATGGGCGGCGGAGCAATAGCCCCGGCGACGAGCACGCTCAACCTGTCGCTCGACGGGCGATCGTTCGATGGCTTGAAGGGACCGAAGAGCACCATCGACGACCTCTCCAGCTTCGCGGTCTCGCGCCAGACTTCGGCGGCGGGCAAAAACCCCTCATGGGTAGGATAACAGAACATGCCCGTCTTCGAGAATATCCTCCCCGCGAACGCCGACACGATCCTGTCGATATCGTCGTTCGGCAATTTGCTGTATCAGGCGCGCGGCATGACGCAAACCCTGTCCGTGATCGGGGAGGCTCATCAGCAAGAGCGCACGATCAACGGCACGCTCGTCGATCTCTCGGTCGCGCAGTTTCGCAAGTACAGTTCGAAGATCAACTCGCCGAGCGATGTCAACGCGCCACCGCTCGACAACGTCTTCCCCGGCCAGACCGTGACCGTGCATTGCGCGGTCGGTCTTGCCTTCTTGACAGGGACCGTAGGCCTACCGCATAAGACCCCGGTCTCTGGGTCACAATACGTCGATGGCGCGTATACGTTCTATCGGCCCGAACTCACGATGATGATCAAGACCGTCGAGACCCAATTCGACGAGTGGAAGAACGTCGTCGGGTGGTCGATGGAGCTTGAGGAAATCTGATGACCCTTCCCTTTACATTCGCGTGGGTCGATCAGACCGCCACAACGTTCAACCCGAGCACGATGGACCGGTCCGACGAGGATATCTTCGCGCTCAAAATCCAGCACGACGAGGGTCAAATTCCGACGCTTGACCTCGTCGTCCGCAATCCGCGCATCGGCCTGCTCGCGCCCGGGCGCAAAGTCTGGGGATGGCTTGGATGGAGGAACGGCAGCAATACGCTCGTGCCGCTGTTCTTCGGCGTGCTCGTCGGCGTGCCCACGAGCCTGTTCCAAGAGAAGGTCACCCTGAAATTTATCGCGCGCTCGCCCCGGTTCATCGCGAACAAGCAAGCGCTCGCTGAAACCATGAAGAGCGCGCCCTACTACGATCCCATCTGGACCGATACGGCGAAGCGCGACGATCCGGACACGATCCTCGAAGGGTGGTCCGCGCTGTGGCACATCGATCGCACGACGCTCGCCATCACCGCCAGCGACATCCTCAGAGGCGAAGACGGCACCGTCACGTTTGATGATAGCCACGCACTCTATGACAGCGTTTCGCTGCAACTCGGGCAGCCGCCGCTCTCAAACATCCGCGTCGAGGCGACGGTCAACTGGACCCAGCGCTCGTCCGGCTTCTTCGACGTGCCGCAGGTCAACGTCTCCAGCTATACGGGCGACAGCCTGCTCTCGGGCTGGCCGAAACCCGGATCGGGCATTGGCGGCGGCTACACGTGCGAGACGAGCTTCACGACCGATGTGTTCTTCGTCGGTCAGACGCCGAACACGAACTACAACTACTCTTGGTCCAACACTGACCCGAACCCGGGTCAGTGTTCGAACGCCTCGGCGGCTTCGTCGTCGAGCGGCCCGGCACTGCTCGCGCCGAACCCGTTGACCAACGTGCTGACGAGCTACTTTCAGACCGGCGTCTGTTTCCCGGACAGCGACCCGCCCATGAACATTCCGATGACATCAACGTCGAGCGGCGTCCTTGTGCCGCTGTGGAATGTGTCGCTGGCCATGACGCTGCGATATGACGCGAGCCGCGCGTTCTCCGAAGTGCTTTCGTTCGACATGCTTGCGAACACGCAAGGCATCCTAGCGTCGCCGACCGTATCGCAGAACACTGAATTGCTGACGATATCTGCGGTCGATGTCGGCCAGCCGCTTCTTCAAGTCCAAGCATGGACAGACTTCGCCGGGCGGCATGTTAGTCTCGCGCAGATCATCACGCCGAATAACCCGACGACGCCGGGCGGCCTGTCATTCCAGATCGCGGTTGTCGCGGGCACCGCGAGCACGGTCGAGCCGGTATTCAGCGACATCGTCGGCTTCACGACGGCTGACAACGGCGTCGTGTGGGCGAGCATGGGCGAGAACCCGCTCACAGATGCCCCGCGCTGGTCGTCGGCCTCCTACGTGCCACTGGGTCAGATCACGCTTATGCAGGACCGGGTCTTCAACGTCAACACCGGCAACTTCGAGCTTATCCCGGGCAGCACGAGCTACTATCTGTGCACGGGCGCTGGCATGACGAATGATCGGTATGTGATCTTCGACTACACGCCCCCGCCGACGAGCAACACCGAACCGCCGAATGCCATCCGCCACATCAGCGATATCCAGCCGCCGACGTTCTCGCAAAACGTCGGGCAGACGGTTGGGGATGGCTCAGTGACGTGGACCGTGCTCGGACTTTCGCCCGCGTCGCTCGGCATCCCGATCGGTGGCACGCCAGACAACGTCACGGCCCGCTCATATTTCCCGAGCGTGCGCGGCATCGCAAGCGTTGAGTATCTGATCAGCAAGGCCCGCGCCCGGCTTCGCATGCGCTCGCGCGCGGTCAAGATCGGATGGGAGTGCCGCTTCGATGACGCGGTCGCGCTGTCTTGCCGCAAAAATGCGACGCTGTTTGATCCGCGTCTGCCCGGCGGCGCGGCGACGGGCAAGATCACGAGCTATATCTTGTCGGCCAGCGGCGACGGCGTCCTGCGCGGCAAGGTCGAGATCGGATGCGCCATCGGCTTTGGCAACAGCATAAATGAGATCACCGGCACACCGGAGTATGCTGCTGCGGGGTATATGCAAGACGGGTATCAGATTTTCGACGGCGCAATGGTCGCGCACGGGAGCGCCGACACGACGTTCTCGTTGCCGGTCTATGTCCCCTTCGATGATGGTTTGAACTTCCCGTTGCGCTGGCAGGATGTCAGCGACGGCGGCCTCGTCTCGGGCACGCTCGCCGAGCAGAAGGCGGCCATCGAAAAATCCTTCGCTGTCGCAGTCCATTTGCAGTACCTCTCGACCTACGGCGGCACTGTCGGCTCGGCGAATGACACGACGAAAGTGAGCGGCATCGCCCCGGACGTGGCGTGGAAACTGGAGCGCGAAGAGATCGCGCTGATCACGCAAAACACGCCCTTCGTCATGAACGCGAACCCGATCTCGTGGTCCTGTCTATTGAAGCCGTGTAACGGCAACGGACCGTTCGGCGGATCATACTCGATCCAAGTCTCGCCGCTCACCGTACCGCAGGGCATCAATCTCGAAGCTCCGTCGTCACCGTAATTCATCTGAGACCAAGATAAGGAATTTGAGACATGGCCGGTCTTGAACAAGTCATCCGCCCGTTCGTCGGACAGACGAGCGCGCCCACACCTTTCCACCCGGCAGGCGCTACCAGTGCGCCGATGGTCCGCCTCGCTGTGGGCCTCGTCGGCGGCAACAAGACGTTCGGCTGGAGCCACTCGACCACGCTGTCATCCTACATGGCCGCGGTGCATACCGAGAAGGCTTCGAACGCATTCGACATGACGACCGGAAAGCTGGCACAGTAACATGGCATCAGGCCCGACGCGCAGGACCCACATTGTTCGCATCTCGCCGGACGACCCACCGGTCAAGCCGGGTGACCCGCCGAGCGACAACTACATCGACATCGAAGTTCTCGACGCGATTGCGTTTCGCACCGACCGGGGCGAAGAGATGATTTTGAATATGGCAGCGGACACCATAGTTCCGTACATCGTCGATGACACGGGCGGCGGTCATGGGAAAACGCCGGGTTCGGACACGACGCGACGCTCCCACATGAAGCGTATTGTCTCCGACGATCAGAAGCTCGACATCGAAGTTCTTGACGTAGTTGCGTTTCGGGACCAACGCGGCGAAGAGTGGATTTTGGACATGCATGATACCAACGGCGAGCCGAGCGTGTTCAACACCACCGATGGGACTGGCGACAACAAGTCAACTCGGCGCACACACACTGAGAAAATCGGTGTCCCCTATGGCACGAAGGACCCGTCTCAGTACATCAAGAGCGAGCGCTGCGACGCGATGGCATTCCGCACGATCACCGGCAAAGAGGTCATCATCAAGTGTCCGTCGAATGACGACCCCAACTCAACCGACCCGCGCGCGGATACGCACGTCTGGTCTCCGGAGGGATACGACCCCAGCAACGAGGATGGGCCGAAGCCACCGAAGAACTCCGACCCGCACAACTACGTCTCTTTTCTCAAGGACGACAAGGGCGACCCTGTCGGCTTCGCGACCGGCGATGAAAAAATATCCATGGGTCCGCTTTGGTGGGTCAGAAAGATCAGCACGAGTGGCGGCCTCCTAGTGGTCGATTGGACAATCACGAGTAATAGTTCGGTACCCCCAATTGGCCAAATCGTTGCAACGCTTTCAGGCCTCGGCGACCTTGGGGCAGTTGGTTTGCTATCTGCCGGGATTGATGATCCGGCTGGCGGCCCGGGTATCTCACAGCACGTCACAAAAGAGATGCTCGCGTTTTACAATTGCTGGACTAATGAGATATTCGGTCCGATTATCCTTCCCCCCTCCGGCCCACCTGTCGTCAGTCCGGGATCATGGCTTGTCTGGGTAAACGGTTTCCCGTATCCGCCGGACCCGAGCAGCACGCAATCAGGTCTAGTGGCGGCCTTTGACAATGAGGCGGACGCTAACGCGTTGGCCGCGTTTAGGAACGCAGACTTTTTCGGTCGGGTCATTGGATATGTGCATACGGTCGATCCGATCACGGGCGTCCCGCATGATGAGCCGATCCTCAGCGGTGGCTCGCTGCCCTCGCACGTCATTGCTCTCGGCGGGGTAGCCGCTCCCGATGTTCGCCGTTACCAGTATAACGGCTCGCAAATTTTCAACTTGACGAAGTTGCGGGCCACTGACCCGAAGGCGAAAAAACTAGTGGTGAGGATCACGATCGCGGCGACGAGCACGGTCAGCTACGGCTTTGATGTTCGCACCTACAAAACAAAGCATACCGACTTCACGACAGACGCGCAGGGCATCCCCAAGTGGGATACGAACGATGAGGTCGCTAATTTTGGCATCGGGAACCTATCTGATAAAGGAACACCTATCCTATCGCAGACCCTCGATCTCGAAATTGACTTGGCGAAGCTGACGATCACGCAAATCTAAAGCGGCTTGACTACGCCGACAATTTATGGTTAACACCCCACTCCCCGGAGAAATCTCATGGTCGCATCCCTCGTATATCGCACCGCTGACGGCACACGCTGGGGCGGCGGCCAAGGCTCCAATCTCTCTGCCGTGACAATCGATCTTAATTTCTGGACATTGTTCACAGCGGTCGAAGCACTCGGAGCCGCGCAGGCGAATGGCGCGGGCATCGACTTCATCAGTCAGCCCACCAATGGCAATATTATTTTCGTCCATCTGACGGACCATCGCGTGCTCGGGCCGTTCACGCTGCCGACTGCGCAGTGGAACCCGCGTGGCGATTGGACGCCGGTCACGCTTTTCGCGCCATTCGATACCGTCTCCAATAATGGCCAGCTTTATCTCGTCACCACACCGCACACGAGCGCCGCAACGTTCTCGCCGTTCGCGACGGACGGTCTAGGCCACGCGCTCTATGTGTTGATCCTTTCGGCCCCGGCCAGTGCGGTGCCAGTCGGCGGGACCATTGGTCAGCGGATCAGCAAGTCGGCCAGCCCTGACTTCTCACTCGCATGGGTCAGCGACCGCGTTCGCATGTACACCTTCGTTGCGGGTCATCCTCTCCCGGGCGAGTTGCTGATGCAGTTTCCCGTGGACAGTTTCATCCTGCTGCCGATCGGGCTGGCAGGCTCGGTATTTTACGCGCACACGGGGACCGCGTTGTCGTGCTCCTACACGCTCACCAAGAATGGCTCACCTATCGGCAGCATCGATTTCCATGGGCCATCGCCGGAGACGATCACCGCGACATTCCCCGCGAACATCCATTGCATTCCGGGCGACATCATCAGCCTCATCGCGCCCGCCGTCCCGGACGCGGTGCAGGCCGACATCTCATTCAACATCGTATCGTTGCTGGAAAGCTGATCAATGCCAACGATCTTAGCAACAGAAGGCAAGGCCCGGGCGGCTTGGACCGGAGGCTCCAGCCATACGGGCACAACGGACTTCGGAGGCGCGACCCTTACGCGGGCCAATGCCTTCATCACCATGGTCGTTTCGAACGTGGCTCCGACGACTACAGCCGTCAGCGTCACGTCCATCACCGACACGGAAGGAAACACGTGGCGTAGACTTACGAGCATCAACCGAAACTCATGGCAAACCAGCGCTCTGGCCGGGGGCCAAGTCGCGGCCGGGCTAGAAGTTTGGTGGACCATTGCAGCGTCATCCGGTCCGTCTCTGACTTTCACGATCACTTTCGATGGCACCATTGACGCGGGCGTGTGGGTAACCTCGGCGAAATTGCTGGGGGTGAATGCGGCGCAACCGTTCGACCAACACACGAACGCGACCGTGCTCGTATACCAGAACTCGTCTACCGCAACCGCCCCGACGTTCACTGGCCCATCTGGTATCTCGACAAGCAGCGCCAACGTCTTCCCGATGGTCGCCATAACGGGCGTCGGCTTTGGGCAGCAGCAGTCAAGCTGGACGTTCGATGGTGTTAGCGCGGGCGTCGCTGAGAGCTTTGCTGTAGGAACGAATGCGTGCGTAGGCGATCTTTGCGATCTCATCTCGTTCTCGTCTAGTCACCCGACCGTGCCGTACTCCAGTGCGACGTTTGTTGGCGCTGCCACGCTCAAAAACTGTTTGCTGATCGCGTTCAACGTCACGCCCGACGCATCCACGCCGAGCGGAACGTGGGCATCGACCGAGACCAAGGACACCTTCGCGGCGACCGGATACCCCGGCGGCTTCGGCATCACCGGCGATCTGACCTCGACCGAGGCCCGGGACATCTTCGCGGCTGTCGGCTACCCGAACAACGTAGGCGTATGGACCACGCTTGAAGCACCGGACCGGTTCTCGGCGTTTGGTTTCCAGCCGCAGACCGCAGTCTGGCATTCGACTGAGGCCGCCGATGTCTTCCATGGCACCGGCATTGGCTTAGGTGAAAACGGCGTGTGGGCTTCGACCGAGGCCACCGACATCTTCGCAGCTACCGGCTTTACCCCGGTCTCCGGCACATTCATCGTGACTGAGGCCGCAGATCGCTTCCAAGCATTTGGCGCTGGCGTTATTCGGGTTCGCCGCCGTCGCACATCCTTTGTAACCTGACCAAACGGAGGGCTGAGAATGGCCGTCACCTATAACACCACCTTGAAGAATACGCGCATGACCGCTGTGGTCACTGCGCTCGGCACGACCGCGTTCCTCAACATCTATACGGCGGGCCTTGGCACGCTGCTCGCCACGGTCCCGTTGCCTAACCCGGCCGGTACCGTCACGGGCGGAGTGCTCACGTTCTCCGGCATGCCGCTGACGGAAGCGTCGGCGAACGCATCGGGCGTCGCGGCGGCGGCGACGGTCTCGACCTTGACCGGCGGCACCGGCACCGTAGTCATCTCGGGCCTGACCGTGGCGTCCACCGTGGGCGATATCGTGCTGTCCTCGACGAACATCGTCGCGGGTCAGCCGTTCACGATCACCTCGGCGTCAATCACGCATGGCTAAGCCCGCGCTGCACGTGCAGGGGATGCATGGAATGGGGGACTGCTTGCATCAGCGAGCGGTCCTTCGTCAGTTGATGCAGACACGCACCGTGACGCTGGAGACCTCGTGGCCTTCGATGTATCACGACCTCATCGCCGAGGGCCTGTCGGTATGCCGACGCCCGGTCGCGCTGCGGACCCAATCGAAAAACGCGGCGCGTGAGAGCGACAAGTTCTCGCCGCGTCATCCATTCTTGCGCGCGGGCATGCGAGTGTCGTACACCGGCCAGCAAGTGCTCACGATGCCGAGCAAGACCATCCTAGAAGTGATGTGCAACGTCACCGGCACCGACTACGCGACCGCCGACTACCGGCTCCCTGTCCCGCCAGAATGGTTTGACGTGCTCACGAAGATCATGAGTTTCGAGCAGTACGTCGCGCTGATCGGCGCACATAAGCCCTTGCTCGTCTATCGGCCGCTCGTCGCCCGCAACGAGTGGCGCGGCTCCATGGCGCGCAATGCGGACCCGGGCTCTTACGCCGAGGTCTTCAACTCTGTCCGGGACAAGTTCTTCGTCATCTCGGTCGCCGATCTCGCCGAAGGACAGGAATGGATCGTCGGCCCGGAAGCTAAAGCGGACCTGACTTTTCACAAGGGCGAGCTTGTATTCGAAGCCCTAGCTGCTCTTTTCGGCATCGCCGATCTCGTGCTCACCTCCAGCGGCTTCGCGGCTGTGCTCGGCCCGGCGGTCGGTACGCCCACGATCTCGATCGTCGGCGGCTACGAGGACCCACGTTGTCACGACAGCGGCGCACGTTTCTCCCCGTACCTTGTCCTCGGACCGAGGACACCGTGCTCGTGCTGGACCTCGGCATGCATGAAAGTCTGCGACAAGAAGATCGAGATGCCCGCGGCGCTCGCGGCTGTCGATGCGTTCGTGTCCGAAAACTGTACTCAAACTTAGGATACCCCATGGTCGGATACGTGATGCGCCCCCCAGTCGCGCCGCTCAACATCGTCGCCCCTACAACGCAAGACATCGCCATCGTAATGTGCGGCGGCGGCGACCCGTTCGCCGAATGGGAACTCGCGCGAGAAATGTGCGAGCGCGCGGGCAAGGTCACTAGTATCTTTGCCGGAAATGACATGATAGAACATTTTCCGGGAGACATCGATCACGCGATCTCACTTCATCCGGACAAGTTCAGGCTATGGCTTCCTCGCCGCAAGTCATCAGGCTTCAATGATCCTCCGAAAATTTGGGCACATCGAAACTACGAAGGGGCCGTCACACATTGGACGCGGGACTGGTCCGGCTCGACCGGACTTTTCTGTGTCAAGATCGCGCGAGAGCACGGTTTCGTTCACATCGTCACGTGTGGCGTGCACATGACGGTAGAAGCGGATCACTTCGTCCGCAAGCAGCCGTGGAACTCGGCGCTCGGGTTTAGGCGCGGATGGATGGCCCGGACGCCGGAGCTTCGACCTTACCTTCGAAGCATGGGCGGATGGACACAACAAGAGTTCGGAGCACCGACCGAAGAATGGCTCCGCACTGATATCGAGGACCAACACCGGGACAACCGGCACTTCAATGGGGGACTGAAAGCATGAACTACAAAGACGTTGACCCGAAGGTGAAGCGGCTCTTTCCGTGGGCACTCTTCCTCGTGCTCGCTGCGCTGTTCGCGTTCGCGGCGACGCGCGTGCATGCCGAAGAGGATGTTTGGGCCTGCTATGGCTCGGCGCGGTACGAAGCCATGTCTTCGGCGTGGACCCCATGCAACGAGATGAGCAGAATTTGCATCAAGGTCCGCGAGTACATTTCGCAGGGCCACACCATCGAAGAGGGCCGCGTGCTCGCGCAGTCCAAACACATCCCTCAGTGGATCATCAAGAAAGCTGAGAGGTGCCTGCCATGAAGAGAGCATTGATCACGGGCGTCACCGGGCAGGATGGCAGCTACCTCGCCGAGCTTTTGCTCGACAAGGGCTACGAGGTCCACGGAATTAAGAGGCGGGCCAGCAGTTTCAACACTTCGCGCATAGATCACCTCAAACTGTTGAAACTGCATTATGGCGACATGACGGACGGCTCCAGCCTGACGCGCATCCTCGCCGAGGTCGTCCCGGACGAGGTCTATAATCTCGCCGCCCAGTCTCACGTGCAAGTCAGCTTCGAGACGCCGGAGTACACCGCCAACGCGGACGGGCTCGGCGCGATGCGACTGCTGGAGGGCATCCGCAACCTCGATCTCGACACACGGCTCTATCAGGCGTCCACCTCCGAACTCTTCGGCAACTCCGGCGGCGTCTACCGCAATGAGCACACCCCGTTCATGCCGCGCTCGCCCTACGCCTGCGCGAAGCTCTATGCGTATTGGCTGACCGTCAATTATCGCGAGGCCTACGGCATGCACGCGAGCAATGGCATCCTCTTCAATCACGAGAGCCCGCGCCGCGGCCCGACGTTCGTCACGCGCAAGATCACCAAGGCGGTCGCCGCGATCTCGACCGGCGCGCAGGACTGCCTTTACCTCGGCAATCTCGACGCGATGCGCGACTGGGGCCACGCCCGGGACTACGTCCAAGCGATGTGGCTGGCGCTCCAGCAAGACAAGCCGGATGACTATGTCGTCGCGACCGGCGAGGCGCACTCTGTCCGTGAGTTCGTTGATCTCGCCTTCGCCGAGGCGGGCATCGATATTTTCTGGGAAGGCGAGGGCGTCAACGAGCGCGGCTTCATCAAGGGGTCCCGGATCGCTGTCGTCAAGATCGATCCCAAGTATTTTCGCCCAACCGAGGTAAACCTCTTGCGCGGTGACGCGACAAAGGCTATGGAAAAACTCGGCTGGCATCCGCGTATCGGCTTCCGCGCGCTCGTCAAGGAAATGGTTGCGGCAGACCTCAAAGGATCAGGCGCATGAACGAAGATACCCGGGTCATAATCTGTTGCTACGAAGGCGACATGCATCAACTAAACCTTGGCGCATACCTCCAGCACGGCTGCCCTGTTACTGTCCTCTCACCCGATGACAGCCGAGCAGTAATAGATCACCCGGGTATCGACTGTAAGTTCGGGGGCAAGCGCGCCTATACCGGACAGGACAGTCTTGATCGGCAGCACGAGCACTTGAAGCTCATGCTGACGTACCCGGAGAACTTCTTCCTGATCCACGACAGCGATAGTGTCTTGCTCGACGCAAAAATCCCCGACTACCTATACGCCGAGCCTGATGTGGTTTGGTCAAACCAAGTCGATGACGGCATCCCTGAGCATCAGGCGACCTTCCCGGAGGGATGGCCGCACATCGCTCTCCAGCCGCCGTATTTCCTCAGCCGGAAATCCATCGAAGCCATGGTCGTGGTTGGCGATGACCCGCGCGTCAAGGCAACGCCGGTCATGCCGTTCATCGACTACTATATGGTGCAGTTGACCGTAGTGGCCGGACTTCCGTACAAGCGGTTTGCTGACTGCCTGTCGTGTCCGATCACGTGCGACCCGAGGCAGAGAGACAATTGCAATGCGGGCCAGATCGAAACGTATAAGAGCGGCTACCAAATCGCGATGAACGCCGTCTTGCATGGTGGTGCGACGGTCCTCCATTCAGTGAAAGACCCGAGCGCTGTTGAAGAGTTCCTACAGGCGCGTCGGCAATTTCTCGTGGGAAATCCCAACCCTGTTCCGCGTATGTCGCCGCCCCCGACAGTCGGCGGACGCCGACGGGGCCGTGTGATCTATGGCGGCCCCGGCCTCAAAGCTTAAAAGGACTGCCCATGCTTGACCTGTCCCGTGTCACCCTTCTCTTCGTTGAAACCCGAGCCCACGAGATCACCAAGCGCGTCATTGACGACTGCCTGACCAAGGCGACGTTCGGAGACGTGCTGATCTATTCCGACAAGCCGGACTTGATCCCGGTCTCCGGCGCTCGCTACATCCAATGCCCCGACTTCGCGAACAAGAAGAAGGCCGGGGCCTTCTACTACGGCCGGGCGATGGAAGCGGTCGAGACCGACTTTGCGCTCATGCTCGAATGGGACGCGGGTATCTTCGACGAGACGAAGTGGCTCCCGGAATTTTTCGACTACGACTACATCGGCGCGCCGTGGGTCCGACCGCAAGACGACGGACACAACGTCGGCAACGGCGGCTTCACGCTGATGTCGAAGAAGCTCGGGCACTATGCCGTCGAGCACGTGCGCCAGTATCCCGTCTACACCGATTGGGACTTCTGTCGGTTTCAGCGGCCGAAGTACGAGGCCGCCGGGTTCAAGTGGCCCAACGCCGACCTCGCATCCTACTTCGCGTGGGAGCTTGGCACGCGCAACCCGGATCACTTCGGATACCACGGGGCGTTCAACTGGCCCGACGTGCTGCCCCGTGAAGAGATCGTCGAGCGCGCCAAGATCATGATCAAGAGCGACTACCTGACGCTCAAGATGCGCGACCTCTTTCGCACGGCTCCATGGCTTGATCGCGTGCTGACCGCCGAAGAGATGACGCGGTATCACGAGGTCGTTCCACACGGCTACACCTTGAGACCGACAATCCCCGGCGGGATGTCTCCGCAACAGCGCTCAGCACTCCTACTGATGCAGGCCCAGCGCCGCGGCGCGGTCATGCGACCCCAGCCCACCGAAGGATTGAAGGCATGAAACAGAATAGCTGCATCGTCGTGACCGGCGCGAACGGCCTCGCCGGGTCCGCCGTCGTCAAGCAATTCCGCAAGCGCGAGTTCACATGCGTCGTGCCGCTCACGCGCGAAGACGCCGACCTCATGCACGCCGAAGAGGTGATGGAGACCTTCGCCCGGATCAAGCCGGAGTATGTCTTCCATGCCGCTGCCACGGTCTATGGCTTACAGGGCAACATGGACAACCAATACAAATCGCTCTTCGAGAACACGCTGATCAACACGAACGTCATTCACGCCTCGCGGCTCGTTGGCGTCAAGAAGATTGTCGCCATGGGGACGAACGCGGTCTATCCGTGGCCAGCGGCTTTGCCATATCGCGAGGCAACCATATTCGATGGCCCTCCGCATGACGGCGAGTTCGGCTACGCGCACGCGAAGCGCCACATGCTCGCGCTGCTCGAAGCTTCCGGCATGGACTACACCTATCTCGTGTCGGGCAACCTGTACGGCCCTCGCGACACGTTCGATCCGATCAGCGGGCACGTGCTGCCGTCGCTGATCCACAAATTCTATGAAGCCTCGATCAGCCCGGACGATGTCGTGTCCATCTGGGGTGATGGTTCGGCGAAGCGAGACTTCCTGTTTAGCGAGGACCTCGCGGACATCGTCGGCTGTGTGATGGGCAGCGACCTCACGGGCGCGATCAATATCGGCAGTGGCCAGACGGCAAGCATCGAATACGTCGCCAAGCGGCTATGCAGTGTCAGCGGCGTCGGCTATGACCGCGTGCATTACGACATCACCAAGCCGAAGGGGCGACCGGAATGCTACGCGGACCTCTCGAAGCTTCGCGGCCTCGGCTGGCGGCCCAGTGTCATGCTAGGAGATGGCTTGAAGGCCGCATATAACTGGTATGCGGCTGACCGGAACTCTCGCAAAATTTGTCCGTGACGAGCCCGTTAACCATATTGACACACCGGTAAAATTCGCCTACACGTGGGACGGAACCCTCCCCCACGAAAGGCGCACCCATGTTCTCATTTCTCACTGACCTTGAAATCAACGTCGTCGTCGGCGTCGTCGCCCTCGCGTGTGGCGTAGTCTTCTCGACGAAAATCAAGGATTACTTCAAGGGCGTCCCGGCTCAGGCCCGCGCCGCGCTCAACAACGTTGAGGCGAAAGCTCTCACCGATGTCAAGCAGGCTCAGGCCGACGCGCTCGCGAAAATCCCCGGCGCTGTCGCAGTGAAGGTCGCGCTCGCTCCCGCCGCTCAGCCGCTCGCGCCCGCCCCGGCTCCCGCGCCTGCCCCCGCCCCGGCTCCGGCCCCGGCTCCCGTCGCCTGATTTTTGTTACCGTTCGCCGACATCTTCTGATGTCGGCGAACATTTACATTCTGTCCCCGGAGGTTTCCTATGGCCCTCAACACCTACGTCGCATTCACCGACCGCATGATCAAGAAGTACGAAGGCGGATACGGCTGGAACAGGAAGGACACTGGCGGTCCGACCAAGTACGGCATCACGTGCTTCGATCTCGCCGAGCATCGCGGCCAGAAGATGACCTCCATGGCGACGTGGGCTCCCATCGTGCAGGCGATGACCCTCGCCGAGGCCGAAGACATTTATCGCACCAAGTACGCGGCAGCCATCCGCTACAACGATCTCCCGGCGGGCGTCGATGTCGAGATGTACGACTACGGCGTCAACTCCGGCATCTCGCGGCCCATTCGTTCGGTGCGCGCCATCCTGTCCATCCCCGGCGGCGGCGTCATGGATCAGCGGCTTCTCGACGCGATCAAGAAGGCCGACCCCGTCAAGCTCATCGAAGCCATCTCTGCCGAGCGGCTGCATTTCATGCACGCCATTCGCGGCGGCTCCGCGTGGGCGGAGTTCGGCGGCGGCTGGGGCGCGCGTGTAGCCGACCTCAAGGCCTATGCGCTGCATCTCGCCGCGGCCCCGGGCACTGTCGCTGAGCCGACCGCTCCCGATCTCACCAATGTCTCGCTGCCCAAGGCGAAGCACGGCGACCCGGAGATCGTCAACAAGACGGTCAAGGGCACCGTCGCCGCGGGCACCGCTTCCGGCACCGGCTCGCACTTCGCGGGCATGCCGCCGGAGTTGATCGCCATCCTCGTCGGCTTCGTCGTCGTCGGCGGCGTCGGCTACGTCCTGTATCACAAGCAGAAGGCGGCCAACGACAACGCGACCGTCGTCCTGCCCCCGGCGGTCGTCCCCGTCGCCCTTGCCGCGTAAGGAAACATCATGACCGACGCCGACATCCATCAACTCGTGGTCTCCTATCTCTTCCCGGCGCTCGTGGTCTTCACGGGCGTCGTCGCGTATTTCTTCGGCATCCGGCCGACGCTCCGGAAGAACCCGGCCTTCTCGCATTTCTACGAGAACGAGGACACCGCGCTCAACGCCATCAGCGCGAAGCTGTCGGGCGTCAAGCAGAAGCTCACCACCGTCTTCCTGTCGGCCGCGGGCTTCCTTGTGTTGGCGCATGATCAGATTGCCCCGCTCGTCGCCCAGACCGGCGTGGACCCCACGCTGATCTTGCCGAAGGTGCCCATGTGGGTTTGGCCCTTGGTCTCCATCGGCGTCCTATGGCTTATCCAGTATTTCCGTGACCTCGCCGACAAGCAAGCCCGTGCGAACGCTGAGGCGCTGCTCAACGCCGGTCACTCGCTCGTGGCTCCGGCTCCGGGCCTCCCGGTCTCGACCTTGCCGTCGCCCAATCCCGTCCTCAATGCTTTCCCCGACAAGGTAGGTTGATCATGGGTATCTTCTCTCTCATCATGGGCATCCCGGGCCTGATCTCCGGCGTGTTCGGCACCATCAACGGTCTCACCGCGGCGATCTCAAACCAGAAGATCGCGGTCATCAACGCCGCGACCGAGGAAGAGCGCATCCACGCCCAAGAGCGGGTCAACACGTTGCAGTCCCGGCGCGACGTGCTGATCGCCGAGGCCGGGTCCGGCTCCCGGATCAACCTGATCATGCGCTCGTGCTTCGCCGTGGCAGCCCTGATCGTCGTCATCAAGCTGTACGTCTGGGACAAGGTCATCGGCTCGCTCGTCGGCTGCTCACAGGCCGCGCACGGGACGTGTGGTGCATTCACCACCGACACCATCGACGACAATGGCTGGAAGATCATCACCATGGTCATGGGCTTCTACTTCATCTCTGAGGTGTCGCTCGGCGTCACGCGGATATGGAAATCGAAATGAACCTGATCGCGCTCACCGCCTGTTTCCTGTTCGTCTTCTGCCACGGTCCGCGTCATGCGTCCGTGGCGAAGTCGTCTCCGCCGGTCGTCGTCGGCCAGCAGGATGCCCGCGGCAAGAGTTGCGCGCAGATCACGAAAGACTTCGACGGAAATCAGGATGACTGGGTCTCCAAATTTCCCGTAGCGCAGCAACACCGCGTGCTTGTGTGTCTTGGCAAGCTCGTGAAGCCGGGGGATCAATAAATGAGTGGGCCGACCAACAACACCGACATCTTGCTGGGGCAACTGATCTCCGACACCAAGTCCAATGCGGAGCGGCTTGAGAAGATCGAGAAGAAGCTTGACGGCGTCGTCGCCATGACGAACCGCTGGAAAGGCGCGACAACCATCTTGATCCTGCTCGGCGGCCTCATCGGATGGGTCACCAACCTCCTGTTCAAGGGGCACGCCTGATGGACGAGCCGAACACCACCAAAAGGTCTCTGGCCGTCGCGCTCAACATCGTATCTGGGGCGGCGCTGCTCGCGGCCTCGGCGTGGTTCGTGAACAACATGCTCACGGCTCGGGATGCCGAGCTTCCGCCGCGCGTCGTGAACAGCATCACAATTGAGCCGTCGATCCTGCTCGCGGGCAAGCCGTTCACCGCCCACATCACCGTGACGCTCAACAAGCTGTGTCCCTATGAGGTCCATTGGTCTCTCGTGCGCGCAGGCGACGGCCTCGAAGTCGTCAAGATCATTGAGCCGATCAAGCAGCCGCCCCTTGCGCTCGGCTTGCAGGAACTCCCGCCTACGCTGCGGTATGTTCCGACGAGCGTCGCACCCGGGGAATATAAATACGTTTCCGAGGTGCTTGACCTCTGCGAAGGTGGGAAGACGTTCATCTCGGTTCGCAAAAATGCGGATGTCATCATCAGGTAAAAAGTGATTAGCCTCGCCACCGGTTTTGTGCTAAGTCATGGCTTCACCGGGAGTGGCACGCGATGACGTTACTGCAACACGAAATCGACTTCATCGCCGAACGCATTCTCAGGCGTGTAGGCGAACACCTCAACGACACCATCCGAGAAACCATCAGAAGGGAAATGAAGCTCATGACCGAACAAGTCGTCACTGACCTCACTGCCGCCACCGACGCCATCGTGGCCGAGCTTGCGGTCCTCGTCGCGGACCTCCAGTCCGAGGCGAAAGCTCTCGCGGCTGCCATCGCCGGGTCCGCCGCTGCGACCGATCCGCTGATCGCGGCCCAGACCAAGCGCCTCGTGGATGGAACCACGGCTGCCAAGGCCGCTGTAGCGGTCCTCCAGCCGCCCGCCAGCCCGAGCCCTGCACCGGCCCCGGCTCCGGCCCCCGCCGCACCGGCAGCCCCGGCTACAGCCTGACGGCCCTATCTAAAAGCGAAAGGCCCCGGAGATCGCTCTCCGGGGCCTTTTCTTTGTGCAGGGTCTCCTAAGAAGCTCCCTTTCCCTCAGAACGCCGCCCCGGTTCCCCGGGTTTAACCACGGCCTACCAGCCGCAGACGACGCTTGAGGGCTGGAGGGGAACCCCAACGGTCTTTCTATCCCTGCCTTTTGAAGCCGCCGAGGCGACTGCTCTCCTATAGAGCCCGTTCGTGCGAGAAGGCGTTTGTCCGGGCATCAACCCGGGGACGCGAGCAGGGTTCTAGCCCGCGTCCCGGACGATGTCAAGCCCAGACAAAAGAGAGGCCCCGGAAGGCATTCCGGGGCCTTAGTTGGAGGTTACCGCCCGTCGAAGGGGGGCCATCTAAGGGCGGCGCGGCGAAGGCTACCCTCGGCCCCTTACAAGTCAAGCCTCCAGTTCAAGCCCGGCGAACCGGCCTGACACCCCTTGCGTCGCCCGGGACCTTGTCCGGTACGTCGCGAGCCGGGCGATCAAGGCTGCCCGGCGCTCGGGGTCGAGCGGCTTGCTCTTCCGGGGCGGCGCGAACCGGACCCGGTTGAGCTTCATCTCGCGCTTCAAGGCATCATGCGCCTCGCGGCCCATCATGCACAGGACGAGCCGGAGATAGATCGCGCAAAACTGCCAGCCATGGCCCGCGATCGTCAGCGAGTTATATTCCCGCTGGCAGATCACGTGCGCCAACTCGTGCAGGACGATGCCCTCGTTGCGAGCCCAGAGCGGAATTTTAATCCCGCCGTACCAGCCGCACGCTTTGCTTCTGCCTCGTCCGTCACTGACTGACGGCAGACCCGAACGCCACTGCATGGACTTCGGGAACGATGCTTGCACGCGCCTCGACTTGAAGACCTTCGCCACGTAGCGCTCGACATCGATCACCTTCGGCAATGGCTTCGCCTTCATGATGACGACAGGGTCGCACTTGTAAAGGCGCGACCGTTGTGTGTCACGTTCTCTCATTGTAGTCTCCACAATTTCAAACAGCCCGCGCCCGGGGATATTCCCGAGCACGTGTGAAGAGTATAGCAAATCGACTTTTGCCAAATCGACGAATGATACGAAAAGTCGGATACGGCCCCGCTGTTACCAAGGGTTTCTATCACTGAAAAGATTTCCTTGACACGGGAATTGCAGGGGCAGAGGTGCGCGGATCGGCGAGCGCGCATCCGCAGAGCCTATGGTTTCAGGCTAACGACTTTGTGATCAGCCGACACTTTCACTCCGCGCTCGAC